CGCGACTGAGGTTTAGAACCCTGAATTCTTTCGAACGTATTCACTGGCTCACCTTGGGTGCATGTTCAGTTGTTGGTTTTGGGCTTTAATCCCGGCGCACTGGGTGGCATAAGCTCGTAGGTACTCGAGCTTCCTGGCGTCTTCTTTGACGCTGTCTCGGAGATCAAGAACAGCGATTCCAGTATCTTCACCGAGCGGGATGGTTGCATCGCCCACGCTGCCGGCGTCGGCATCGAGGCGCCCTGCACTGTCACTTGCGCCGGCGGCGCAGGCGGCACGCTTGGTGACGATGCGCACCCCGCAAGTGCCATTGCCAACGCACTTGCGCAGGCGATCAGCTTCCAGCTTCTCTGCATCTCTCTCTCCTGATAGTTTGGTGTCCACGGCCGCAAGCGCGGCCTGGTTGAGATCGGTGGCGCGCTGCACCAGGCGCGCTACCTCACGGGCGGCCGTAGCCTGCTCGCCCAGCTGCTCCGCATGGCGCTGCCGGATCTTCGCAATGGTGGTTTCCTTGGCCTGCATCTGGCTGTCTGTGCGCCAGGCGTGCAAGGTCCAGCCACCCACCAGGCCCGCAAGCGAGATTGCGACGGCCAGGATGAGTTTGATCTGCCAGGTCATAAGCCCACCTCACAGATCTCGCCATTGGCATCGCCCCGGGCCTGCAGGCCTGGCAGCACCACAGACACCCCGTTGACCGTGCCACGGTTCCAGCGCGGGTTCTCGCGGCATGCGCCCACCACATCACCCGCATTGGCCTTGCGCAAAAGAGTTGAGGTGTACAGCGCGCCCTCGCCCTTGTTGTGGATGAAGTCGATGAACACAGCCTGCTGCAGCGGGGTGTAGGTGGTCCAGAGCCGAAACATGCCCATGGCAGTGCGCTCGGCCGCCAGGTAGCGGCTGCGCTCCAGGGCGTAGCAGTCGGCCGGCGTGTAGTACCTACCAGCCACGACGGCGCGGCCCGTGATGCCGTTGCAGACTGTCAGCGGCTGACCCTTGCCCAGCTTGTCGACGTATGGCATGCCAATGTGGCGGTAGCTGCTCTCGTAGTAGCTGCCCATCACCATGGCGATCTTGACTGCCTGGGATGTGCCAGGGTCTGCGGCCACAGCCTGGATGTACTGATTCTGCTCCGCCATGGCCTGGGCTGCGGCCTTGTCGCGCTCGGAGACGATGTAGCCGCCGGCACCACCCGTCAAGACTGCCAGGGCCATCAGGCCGGCGCGCAGTGCATTTGGGATCTTGCTCATGACAGGTCCGCCCTCTGCGTTTCGCTCATCTGGCGGTACTCGTCCAGCGTGATGATGCGCGGGCCCAGCCGTGGCTTAACCCAGCCCCAGCGCTCGAACGCTGGCCGCCACAGCTTTTTCCAGAACCACTCGCAGATGAGCAGCACCGTGTAGAGCGCCGCCACGATAGAGGCAATGGTCCCCCACGGGATGGAGTTCACCCAGAACCAAGTCTCAAAGCTGGAATTGACCGTCGCCGCCTGGGCGATCTTGTCTGCCACGTCAGTTTGCGCGGCCGTGGCCAAGGTCAAGGCACTGGTCGCCTTTGCCATCGGCATGCTGATATCTGTGCTGTGCATTGAGGCACTCCCTCAGAAATAAGAAAACCCGCCGGAGCGGGTTGTGTTGTGTGTTGTGGCGAGGGTTACAGCGATTGGGCGGTGCGGAATGCACCCTCCAGCTTGGCCGGTGTATCCAGGCCGATGCCAGCGCCAAACATCAGCACATGCGGGTTGTCACTATCCCAGGTTGCAGCGCGGAAATACAAGCCAGCCTCGTACTTGGCATCCTCATCTTCCATACCCGCAATCAGCGCCTCTACGTCCGCCTCAGTAACCCGCAGGTTTCTGAAGATGTAGACCAGTCCTTGCGTGCGGGAAATCGTGATCCGTGCCGCGTCCCGGGCCGCTTTCTCGGCCGCCATGCGCTCGGCCTCGAGCTGGGCCAGCTCCTCAGCACTCAGCGGAACAACTTCCCACTGCTGCAGGTAGCCATTCTCGGTCTCCAGCGGCTCCACCTCAACCGCCTTGTGAGTGGCACTATCAAAGCCGGGCTGCGGCTGATCCAGCACCTGAGCGTACTGCTCAAGCGGAACGAACGGATCTGGGAAAACTGTCAATGGGTGGCGCTGCATGATGTCAGCCTGGCTCAGCCCCCACTCTTTGGTAGTTGTATCAATAAACATATTCATCCTTAGTTGATCGCTAAGCCAAGGCGCGTGCCGTTTGCGATCCATGTCACAAAGCTGTTGCCATCGACGTACGCCCCAGCAGCGCCTCCCATTCCAATCGCGCCATCAGACTGCGAGTCAAAGGTTCCACTGGTTGAACCGTAGCTTCCGCTGGCTCCAGGCATTCCCATTGCGCCTCCATCCCCGCCCTTGCCCCCAGTGGCCACGCCTTGGGTAGAGCCACCGATGGATGGGCCACCGACTGTCTGCGATGTGCCAGGATTGCCGTACGTCTGCCACACAAATACAGGTGTGCCGGAGGTGTTAAAACCGGCCCCGCTTCCACCCGATCCACCATTGCCAGTACCCACATACCCTGTACCACGGAAGATGGCCTTCCAGGCCCCATTACCGCCTGCTCCTCCGCCGCCGAAGATGGTCCCAGAGGTGTTGTCAATTCGGATGCGAGTGCGTGTGTAAATTGCGGTGCCTCCGTTGACTAGCCCGCCAATGCGACCGCCAGGATTGCGGATGGTCAGGCAGTCGTGCGGAATGCCGGAAATTACCAGCGTAGCCACGTCCACGCCTGCATTGATGGTGCAGGTAATCTGGCCAGTACCATTCCATCCGCGCGCGCGGGCCAGTGCAGCAATGTCAGGGCTGCGGACAGACGCGGCAATCGTGATTGCCACGCTGCCACCGCTCATAATCATCCTTTGCGCCATCATCCTGCATGCCTCCCAGCGACGAACAGAAACCACTTAGTTAGACCGTTGTCGGTGCAGAGCGTCACAGTCAACCACTCACCAAAAGCTAACGTTGGAAGGGTTGCCCCCACTGGCAATGCAACATTGGAGCCGAACGTCAAGGAGAAACTACCAGTTTGATAGATGCGGATCGTCAGCTGATCGCCCATTGCGCGGGGAACTGGAATATTGATCGCTAGATTGCCTGCCATACCAACCATGTGCATCGATCCTGCGGCTGGGTCGCAAGTAATTGCCCCCGACACGTTGCTATGTAGTTTTACCTGCTCTATCACCGCTGACGCCGTGAAAACCCGTGCCCACGGGCTCCAGGCCGCATCGTGCAACTGCCGCTCGAATGTCCATCCTTGCTGTGTGCCTTCAAGCACTTGTGTGGCACGCTGGGTCTTGCGTAAGGCTGTGCCGAATGTGAAGACGTTCCAGCAGGAAATGGTCAGGGTTGTTGGCCAGTCGGCCCCCGCGCCTGTGCCATCGTTATAGGACGCCCACTGCCCCAGAGGGGCATCCGCCATGGAAGTTGCCTTGGTGTAGATGGGCCCAGATCGCTCGACCAACCCCACCACAACGCCAGTGCGCCCCATAACAGAGCTGACCCGGGCCGTTTGATTGACCCACGCCGTGCTCACGCCAGGTACTTCTGCGGCCACATTGGCAACATCGCGCATTAGCAGCCAAACACTGTCGTTGTGCTGCACTGTAGCCGGACGCGACAAGGGGCCTGAGAGATTTACCCAGTCGCCCTTGAAGTTTGCGACCCCCATCGCAGTATCACGGGCCATCTCCGTCAGGCGCTGTGCATCCTCGCAAAGAGCCAGAATCGATGCCGCAGCATTTGCATTGTTGAAGACATTGTCTCCAATGGCCTTCACACGATTGCCATAGCCAGGAATCGCAGATCCCCAGTTGTAGGCCGCGTCGTCGTACTGCGCCTCTGGTGTATTCGGCCCCGGAAATTCAGGCAATGCTGGGTCAATGGGCGGTACAGGTTGAATCGCCATTACACGACTCCCTTCACAAAAAGATTCAATTTCGTAATCAGGCCAGACTCAGGCACGGCATCGGTCGTGACGAAGCCCACAGTCGAGAGATAGCGATACTTTTCTAGCCTGCTGGCATAGACAGACACCGGGATGTCTTTAAGCTGCTGGATGGATGACCAGAACCGATTGGCATCATTTGGATTGATGGCTATCGGCAAAGTCAGGTTGGTTGCACTGCCCCGTGGAACTTGTCGATATGTGCCATCTGGCGCTTCCTCTCGAGTAGTGAAGTTCACTGCTTCTGCGCGAGCCCCATAGAGCGTTCCCGGCTTGCCGTCCATCAGCCCCAGAGAGACCCAAGAACCGATGGAGATATAGCCAATCCCTACATCCTCAGTCGCGCCCCCTGTTACCTCAATCGTGATCAGCACACGAGGGCGCATTTGAATGCCTTCAATGCGGTGGCTTGAAATCAGGGTTTTGGAACCAAAGAGATAGTTCCATAAGCTTGGACGAGAAGTTTTCAGCGCCCGATCTACTGGCTGCGTCAAATCCTCATTGGTTGTTGCATCCTTGACCGTGATCTTGAGGCGCTGGCCCGCAAAGTTCCGGACTTCCAGCCCTGACACGAACTTGGTTGCGATGATGTACTTGGCTGACCCCTTCCTTCCAACTGCTCTGGTTTGCACCTGAATATCAAAAGGAGCGCTCCTGTTGGAGGGCCGCATATCATTCCAAGCTATTGGATCGTTGTCTGGTGTAACTGCAGGATTGTTAGGCACAACAGCGCATTTCCATACGCGATTCTTGTAAACCCGCTCAGCTCCAACAGCAACCGTCTGACCCGATACCCACGCCACTTCGCCTGCATCAATGTCAACAGCCGGAACGGTGCCCGGCTGCAGCATGGTGTCAGTGATTGGAATGGGGACTAGGACAATTGCCATAATCCCGCCTTTCTTAGGAGGTTCGAACCGGTATGGCTCGGTTAGTAATATTCACGTCCATCACGGTGCCGTTATTGGTGACTTGACCTATATCGGAACGCATCTTTCGGGTGTCGTCTCTGCTTGCCCCAGTGTTGTCTTCAATGGCAGCGAGCCTTTGCTCAAGACGATTGACAGCATTGAGCAACTCAGCATTGCCACTGCCTCCGCTCTGCACCGCAGCCATCAAGGCCCGGTTGTCGGCTGCCGGGATGATCCGCTCGCCCTGGTGGATGTTCGCGGTCATGTCACGCGGCACGTAGTTCGTGCCGATGGCAAACGATGCCCGCTTACGCCACTGTCCGGTTGCTGGGTCCCACTCGAACTCGCCGCTGGTCTTGAACCGCTCGAACTCCGCAAGGGAGTAGCCATCGCTGACCATCGCCCCGGTGCTGTTGTAGGCGTGCTCACCTGCTGCGTACTTGCCGACCTCTCCATTGCTGAAAATGGCCCGCCCGTCAGCAGTCAATCCCACCACCGTGACCCGGTTCGATCCGGCGACTGTGCCGCCCAGACTGCCACCGCCCGTGGGGGTGTAGCCTGGGGCAGAACCTCCGCCCACACCAGCTTTGGCCGCTTCTTCCTTGCGAATCCGCTCTTGTTCCTTGGGGTCCAGCAGCTTGTAGAGTGCATTGACAGCGTCGGTAACGCTCATCGTTGCATCTACCTGCTCCTCGCCGTATTCCTTCCAGAACGTGAGCGTGTCATCCAGGCGCTTGATCTGCGCGTTGGCCAGGTCGATTTGCTTTTGGGCATCCGACTTCGCCAACTCCGCATAGCCTCCGAGCTCGTCCAACTGGCCAGCAAGGACCTTCTTGTCATAGTCAAGTTCCGCCTGGGTGGCGTAGTTGTCCATGACGAGGCCACCGGTAGCCGCTTCAATGGCCGACTTGGTGGCATCAAGGTCCGACAGTCCCCCACCCTTGCGGGCGCGGTCCAAGGCCTGCTCGATGTACACCATGCCGGCCGCAGCCGACCAGCTTGCGCTGTCCTCGATCGAATCCCGCAGCGACTTAGCCGCATTGGTCACCAGGTCGAAGTAGCTCGATGCCTTGGTCAGAGCGTCCTTGGCGTCTGCGGAGAACTGGTTCCAGTACTCCTTCTCACGGGAGACAGCGGCTTCCAGGTTCTTCATGGCCAGGTCTTTAGCAGCCTTTTGCGCTGCCGCCATCTCTGCAGCCAGGTCCTGGGCAGCTTGCTTGGCTGCGGCGTCGCTCTTGGCCTTGTCCTCGGCGTTCCACACTTCAACCTGCATGCGGATCAGCTCAGGGTCCTTGTATTTCTCAAGTTCCTTCAACTGCTTAGCACGTTCGAGCTTCGTCGCCTCATCGTCCTTGCCCTGGGCGCGCAAGAGTTGCACGTTCAGGTCTTCCTTCATGGCGGCGATGTTCTCGGCAGAGGTGTAGACCACATCAAACGAATCAGCCAAACCGATCATCGCGGCGTACAGCTTGCGGCCCGCTTCGGTGGACAGGTCAATCCCGTTGATGTACTCCCGCAGCGCATCCCGGCTGGTGGGCATGGACTCCACGCCAAGCTTCTTCAACGCCTCATTCAAAAGCCGCGTTTGGTTGGCTACCTTCTCCTGATCCGAATAGAACTTGTCGTAGTAGTTGCTGGTCGCCGCGGCGAACTTGTCTGAGCCGCCAAAAGCATCCATCAACTCCGAGGCCATGTCAGCCCCTGCAAGACTCACGTCGTACAGGGTGTCGCCAATGGCCTTAAACCACTCGTTTGCCGCAACCAAACTTGTGGATAGTCGAGTAAGTGCTTCAATCTGAGTTTCACCCTCTTTGTTGAATTCGCTGGTGGTGAGCACAACATCGCCCATGGAGTTTGCGATCTTGTCGAACTCCTCCTGAATCTTCTTAGCAGCCTCTTCCTCAGACAAGCCTTTTAGGCTCAACTTCATCTTGTAGGTGAAGTCAGTCAACAGATCGGAGCCCAGCCCAAGGCTTTCGCCCATCGACTCGACCGATTCACGGAGTACCGTGAACTGGTCAGCAAAACCGACTCGCGTAGATTCATCCAAGTCTTTGTATTTGGTCTTATTCGAGCGGAACCAGCCGCCCTTGTAAAACTCATACTGACGACCTTCAAAACCAGTCTCGCCGCCAAAGTCACCCTCAATTCCTGAATCTTTGAGCTTGCGCCCAAATGCTCTATTGATGATGCCCCCGACTACACCTGCGATTGGACCAATGCCAGGGATCATTGAGGCGATACCCGCTGCAGTGTTAACCCATCCGCCAGCAGAGTAGCCGCCAGAGAGCATCCTGCTGATGCCGTAGCCAGTGAAACCGTTCAGTAAGCTACCCGCGACTAAGCCCGCCATTTGCGCCCCACCAGCAGACCACGCCTGCGATGCCGCAGACCAGGACGCTGTATTCATCATCCCGGCGCCAAACTGCCCAAGCATTTCTTGTAGTGCTTCATTCCCAAGGTTCTTGAACCATTCCGCATTGAGCATCGACTTGCCGAGCGATGCAGACGCATTCATGCCTCCGGATATAGCATTCCACATCGAAGACGCGTTGCTCATCCCACTCACCACGCTGCTTGCACCTTTGAGCCCCGCACTAGCAGCCGATCCGCCACCTGTGATACCCATAAACGACCCAACCAACTGCACAACGAGAGGCCGCGCAAACATCTGGTAGATCTGGTCTGCCACCTGGGTCTTGAACGTCGTGGTCAGGCTCTTGGTGAAGCTCTTCCAACCGTCCTTGCCGTTGTTGAGCATGTCAGCAAAGCCCTGCGAAAAGATCTGGTCGTACTTCTGAACCTGCTCATTGACGTATTGGTTCTGGATTTGACCCAGTTCTCCCTGCAACTCCTCCTCAGCACGGATTCTGGCTTTGCTTTCTAGGTCGGTGCGTTGCTTTATAGATGCCTCATCGTTCCGCCCCATGTAAGTCTTCTCGATCTCTGCCAACTCTCGCGCCAACTTGATCTCAGACTTGCGTACGGCAATCATCTTGTTGCGCTTCAGCTCCTGCTCGCCCAGCAGAGACATGCTGTACTGCTGAATTTGAAGCTCGTCCCGAGCTGCACGGATGCCATCGTCATACTTGCGGCCAGATGTCAGGTACTCGGCTTCCCGCAGAGACGCGACGTATTCCGCATGCGCATCGGCAAGCGATTTGAGTGCGGCTATGTGTTCTGGAGTCCAAGGCCCCATGTCCTTGGCATTGAGAAGCACCAGCTTGGCCTGCTCAGCTGCCATTTCGGCGATAGCGACCTTCGATTTACCGAAGGATGCGTTCGCAGCGTCTTGTTGCTCGGTCAGATTGCCAATAGCTTCGGCTGACTTGTAGATGCCATCCAGAAACTTACGATAGCCCTCCTCAGCCTCAGCCTGAGCCTTCTTTTGCTTCAGAAGCTTCTCGCCTCGTTCCAGCTCCTCAAGCTCCGCTCTGGCCTTGACCTTGTGGGCATCGGAAAGCTTCTTCGTACCCTCTTCGGAGATGAGGAAGCGCAACTTGTCGGCTTCGCTAAGTTTCCGACCGTAAGTCAACTCCTCTTCGTTTTCCAGGATTTTCTGGCGAATAGAGCTGATAAGTTTCTCGTACTCTCCTTGCTCCTTCTTCACAGCGGCAGCGCCGGCACCATCCCGGCCTTTTTTCGCCATGGCCTCAAGCTTCTCATTCACGCCCTGCAAGCGAGCCTCAAGCTGCTTCGCACTTTCGGAGTTTCCTTCGCCTGCAGCTCTCAGCTTGTCCAACATGGCGCGCACGGCATCGCCTTGCTTACGAACTTCGGCCATAGCCTCGGCCGAAGACTTGTAACCCTGAGTGGCCTTCAGAAGGCTTTCGACCCCAGACTGCATGCTCCGCCCTGCAGCGTCAGAAGGCTTAAAGCCATCGACCTGTGACGCAATATTGCCGAGGCTAGAGTTGGCAATTTGCTTGCGGTACTCCTCCATTTCCTTGGCGTTTTGTCGCGCCTTCAGCACGTTTTCGGTCTGCTGATCCACCGCCTCGCGGGCGGCCTTTGCATCAGCCACCATTGCCTCACGGATTGCTGCAGCGCCTGCAAAGTCACCACGAGCCAATGCGGCAGCCTGGGCTACCAGCCCCCCGATCTCGTTACCGACCTGCGTCAACACATATTTGACGTTTAGGCCAAGGCCGGCAACTGTTTCAAACACTGTGGCAATGCCGTCCTGTACCACTTTGAAACCCTGACCGGACCGAGAGCCTTCATCCATGGCTTTGTTTGCCTCGCGAATGATGGTGGTAAGGTCGTCAATGGCACCCGTAGCAAGCTTCACCGAGTCATAGATAAAGCCGCCCGTGTTTTGCTCGTTGACAGTACGGAACAGCTCATCCCACGTATCACCAAGCTCGGACAACGCGCCATCAAGCGTGCGAGCGCGCTCTTCCATTGCGCCGGCAAATTGGTTGTTGCCGATCTGCTCCAAGTACTTGGTGATTTCTTCCGCGCTGTTGCGCACGGTGGTAGAGATGCCTTGGAAGGTGAACTTGATCTGCTCCCCATCTTTGGACGCCTTGATTCCGAATTCTTTAAGGCGCTCGAACTCACCCGTAGATGCATCAGCCACGGCCTCGATCATCTGGTTGAGGTCCTTGCCCATGGCCGCAGCGGTGTTGCCAAAGCTGGTCAGAGCTGCTTTGGATGGGTCCAAGCCCAAGGCCTTCATCTTGACGAAGGCTTCAGTCGCCTGCGCCAAGCCAAATGGAGTTTCCTTTGCGAACTCCTTGATCCACCGCATCTGAGCTTCTGCATTGGCAGATCCCCCAGTGACTGTGATCAGACTTGAATTAAGCTTGTCGAACTCACGCTGCACACTCACCAGCTTTGTAGCGAATGCAGTGAAAGTGATGCCAGCAAACAGCCCTTTTGCGATGCTGCTCGCTTGCGTCATCAGATCATTGGACTTGGCCAGCTCTTTCTGCTCCGCCTTCAGTGCTTCAATCCGATTCCCCGTTGCGCGAGCGATCTCTTGAGCGCCAGTACTCATCCCACGCTGCGCCGCACGGTACGCCTCCATTTCGCCGCGAGTCATGCGAAGGCCGTTTGCCTCCTCGACCAGTTTGCGAATGTGCTTTTCCTCCTCGACGGTCAGCGAGGCCATTGCACGAGCCAGGCTTGCAGTGCTGGTCACAGCTTCACGCGCAGCTGTGCCAGAGGCCTTGATGCCAGTGGCAGCCTTCTGCGCTGCGTCGCCGGTCTTCTTCAAGCCATCAGCCGCACCAGAGCCCAGGTCAGCCAGAGACTTCGCAACCTTCTTGCTCTCCGCAGAGATGCCGGCCATCGATTGCTCGACTTTGGGACCTTGCTGAGCCAGCTCGGTCAGCTTCTTGATGCCCTTGTCTACACCGTCTGTTTCAACGGCAATGCCTACGGCTGCTACATCGGTCATATGGCGTGCCCAATAAAAAAGGCCCACGCGAATGCGTGAGCCCATGAAAAAGGCCCGCCGAAGCGAGCCTGTACGTTTAAAAGCTGAATAAAAATCAGACGCTGCGCACTGTGTAAATTACCAGCTTGTCACAATATGTATCGCCGCCTAGGATGAGCTATTTCAACGGGAGAGCATGTGGCACACTTCATCGTGACATTTAGGATCGCTAGTAACTCGACCTACCAAGCTAGGTACGAATCATTTATGGAGAAAATTTTTGAACTGGCCGGCGGCGTGGGTTCAACATGGGACGAGACAACGTCATTTGCTTCATTTAAAGCGGCTGGCACAGCAGATTCAGTTTGTTCAGCCTTGTATTTGGGAAGCAAATTTAACTCGATCTCAGACATCATGGTGGTCATCGATCTAGATGCCCGCGAGAAGGCAACGAAAGGCGAGGTGAAGTACCTCTCGATCTTGACAAGCAGCTTAGGCTTCTGAAGCAATCACGCGTTGTTCGATATTGGCAAGCTGCGCCTCAGCAGAGCGGACAGCCTTCTCGTTAAATGCAATGCAATGATTAATATCTAAGAGCGTCTTTTCCGCTTGCTCCTTGCTGGCAGCAAGCTCTCGAAGCTTGCTTTCATGGGAGATCACGGACTCCAAAAGGACACGGTATTCATTTCGCATTTGTACACCTAAGGTAAAAAATGATTGGCGCAGTCATTGCTGTCATCGTTCTTCTTCTCATAGTCGGGGCTAGTCTGTACGACAAAGAGGAGCTGAAGCGCTTACAGGTCCTAAAGAACAGGAGGCGCTTCGGTGGCAAGAGACTACCGCCAGCTGAACTGCAAGAACTTGAAAAACTGCAGCGGAAGTATTGGTGGTATTGATTAGCTTCTTCGCACAGTTTCCTTCGGCGCGAACTCACGCAGTGTCGCTAGCGCCTCAGCCTCAATGACCATCATGTATTCATGCAGCTCATCCCAGGCCTCTCCTGTGGCCTTGCGGTCCATCAGTGGGTAGATCGCCTCCCATCGAACACCCAGAGGCACGCCTCCCATTGCTGGGTAGACCCACCGGGTGCCGATCATCATTGCGATGTCCAGCGCGGCTTCGTTGTCGGGCCAGACTTCGATGATCTCGGGCTCTGGATAGTCCTCTAGCTCGAACCCTGCAGCTTGAGCCTCTGCCTCTGTGACAGGAGGCTCAAACAGGGATCGAGCTATCTGCTTTAGTTTCCCAGTTGGCCGGTGAACAGAGCTGCGTCGTACTTACCCAGCACCTTGGCCAGCGAACCGCCGCACTGGTCTTCCAGCACGATCAGGCTGTCAACGCTGAACTCGTCTTCCAGGTTCCAGTCCGCAACGGCGCCGGCCACGATCTCGGCCGCTTGGCGCATACCGTCCTTGACCAGATCCTCGAACGAGAACTCTGCCTTCTCGGCGGGCTGTTCTACACCGTCTGCGGTCTTGCGGTGCGCATCACGGATCGCAGCCCACTCGCTCTTTTTCTGTGCCTTGGCGGTGAACACCACATCGAACTCATCGCCATCGAGGTTCTTCACGGTCACCGTCAGTGGGAAGGTCGGCGACTTGCCAGCCATCATCTTCAGGCTGGTCACGGGAACAGTTTTTTGCTTTGCCATAGTCTTGTCTTTCAGCGGGAGAAGTTAAGCCCGTGCGCAACCGCCCGCCCCGCTGAAGGAGCGAAGCGGCTGCGTCGGTGCAATGGTTGTAGGCGCGATGCCCGCTTTACGCTGGGTAGCGCGTGGACTTGTTCTGAGCGTTGAAGGTGCCCTTGACCACGACGGCCTGGCCTTCGGTCAGGGTTTCTTCTTCGTTGAACGACACCTTGGCGGGGATCAGCGACAGAGCGCCGGTCTTGGCGCGTTGGCGGACCACGGTGTCTGCGTTGGTGTCAGACAGCGTGCGCAGCGCTTCGTAGGCTGGCGAGCCGATCATGTCGGCGTCCATGTCGAAAGTGCGCTGCACAGCGTTGAAGCCGTCGTTCAGAACGATTTCGTTGTCCGACTCGATGAACTTCACGTTCACGGTCTTGGCATCGCCACCACTGGTGGAGTGGTTCATGGTGCGATCCAGATCCACCCAGGTGCTGACCTTGCGCGCAGAACCTGCGCCTTGGCCAGGCGTGAAGAACTCGGTGTTCGTGGTGTCACCGCGTTCCAGCGTGTAGCTGTCGGTAGTCACGCCCTTGACGCGGAAGGCGCGGAAGTTCAGGCGGCCCCAGGCCGAGAGGATCAGGACGATGTCACCATTGGCGAAGCCGTGGCCGACAGAGCTGACAACAGCTTCTGCAGCATTGGAGATGCCACTGATCGTTTTCGACGTGGAGAGCGCGGTGGCAACGGAGGTAATCGTGCCGGTTGGAGTACGTGCCATATGGGCCTTTCAGAAATGAAAAAAGCCGCTCGGCACATGCTTTGCGGCTAGGTTTCGCCCTCATCGGGCACAAAAAAACCACCTCTCGGTGGCATTAGGTTTAGGCGACACACCCTATGACGGGTACGCCTCCCAGAAGATGGAGACAGGGACAGTCCAGCGGCCTTCATCAGGCATGCCGGAGGAAACGGCAGGCGTCTTGTTCAGTTCGATGCGAAAACCCGGGCCAGGAATGATCTGGACTGGCTTGAAGTGCAGCTTGAGCTGGTCGGCCATAGCATCTGTGATCTGCCGCCCCTTCCCTTCCGGATAGCGTAGCGTGATCTGCAAGATGCCTCGCTCTTCCGTCAGCGTGCCCTCTATTCCCAGATCCACCGGGCTATTCACCAGGTGATAGCAGGCTTGGTATGGACCATCTGGTGGCTTGAAAGGCACGTTCTCGAAGGCCGTAGGCAGCACGCCCGGCATGGCAAGCAACTTGGACTCCAGCAGTGCTTTGATTTGTGAGAGGGTCATTTCATTGCATCCGCTGCGCGCTTGACCGCATATTTGAAGTCCTGAACAGTCAGGCGGACCATCCCGCTCGGAGCTTGCTGAGACCAGCCGTTTTCAAGGCGCTTGGCATAAGGCAGATTGTTCGTCAGCCAAATGGTCTGCCCAGGCTTGTAGCCCTGTAGCACGACCTCGGTGCGCCCGAGGGCATCGCTGCCAGCAGCTGCTGTAGTGTCTGGATTCATCCCGCCAAGGCCACATTGCCAGTTGGATTTGAAGCGCCCGGTATCCACTGGAGATTTGCCCATCATGCTGGCTTGCAGCTCCATGGCGGAATCACGCACGAGTCGTTCCGCCTTGTCCCCGGCAGCCTGGCAGTACTTGGCAAGATCATCAGCAAAGCTCATGAGGCCCTCACTATGCAGTCATGCAGGACGATGACACCAGCAGGCTTCAGCGGCCTATTTCGGACCACCTGCACGACTTCTGAGGCCACAGCCAGCACATCACCCGCATCAGGTTCAAACGTGGCATCTGGAGCGATCAAGGCACGACGGTCCCCGATCTTGACCAGCTCCCCGTCAATTTGCCGGTTGTCGAACTCCAGCAATGCGACCATGCAGGGCGACTGAAGCTCTACAGGAGCAGTCGGGCCCGTTTCTGGGTCATAACCACCAGGCGTAGAACGAGAGATTTCCCCCGCCTGGCCGAAGCGATCCAACAGCCGCTTGGCAGTCGCTGCTGGTCTGGTGTAGTCGAATTTGGTCATGCTGGATCCTCTCGCTTGCATGGATCAGGCTTCCAGGTCATCCGCCGGGCCTTGATGGTGCGCTTACCCCTGGCGAGCGCCTTCAAGACACGGTGGCGCCCATCTGCGATTGATCCGTTCCAGTCGAGCAAGATCGGCACTTCTAGGTCTGCATCCATTGCACGCCGGACATGAACCGCGAGGGCAAACATATCAGCACCTTGCCAGATCACATGCGAAAGCTCCAGCGCTGCCAGGGGGCAGTCAAAGACGGGCAGTTCCTTTGCGTCATCCAGAAGCTTGGCTACCGAATACCAGCCACCTTGTCCATCGCAGTAGTAGTCTTGCAAGGGGTCGTGCTTGCGAAAGGTCACTTTGGGTGGTTTTGCCATCTAAGCCCTCACAAACTTGACCTGCCCCACCCCACCAGTCGTCATGCCGCGCATCAAGGCATCAATCACGCCGAAGCGTTTCTGGCCGCCGTTTGCAGGCTGTGCGTACTTGGTAGTGATCGGCCCCACCGATTCTTCGGTGACAGCCTGGGCGTCCACATCGGAGAACAGCGAGCCATCAGCTGCCCGTAGCGCGGCTTCACATGTGGCGTGCTTTACGGTATCGGCAACGGGGTCCAGGAACTCAGGCCTGATGCTATACATGGTCACGACATACTGCGTGCCGCGCCGCAGCGCAATCTCTTGCTTGGCCTCATCAGCCGGCCAGTGGTAGCCCATGCGCTCCATGTAATCCTGCGCCTCAGCCAGCGACACCAGCGAGTCATAGCCATCTTCTGGAGCGACTACCAGCATGGCTTAGGCTCCGATGCGGTTGGCTTGATCCAGAGGATCGAGATTGTTCCACTGATCCCCAGTCAAGCCGGAGCGCTCAAATGCTGCCAGCAGTGCTTGCAGGTCGGCCTTCTTGGCGCCATCGGGAACCTCGACGCCACCCGTCTCCAGTGCTGCACGCAGCTCAGCCACAGTGGCCTTCTTGGCGCCATCAGTGTCGTCATCCACGGGGCTCTCGTAGCCTTCAGGTTTGAACACGGCATCGATGATCTTGAATCCCTGGGCACGCAGCTCGGCCTTGCGTTCGGGCGACACGGGATGCTTCTCGTATGCGATCTTTTCGGTCATGGTTTCTCCAAAGAGAAAGGGGCCGGAGCCCCCTTCGTTTACTTGGCTGCGTCGCCGATGGTGATGACGCCAGCGGTGTGCTTGTTGCTGGTGGCGCTCTTGACCCAGTTGGCGCCTGTACCGATCTCAGCATCGCTCGGCGACTTGCCTCCGTTCACCTCATCCCAGGTGTAGCCCTTGAGCCCCAGACCAAACGTGTAGTCGACCTGCATAGTGGTCTCGATACGCTCCTTGCCGTTGCTGGTCTCGATGTTCGAGATCAAGTCGCCGCCATCGGACACCGTCGCAGCACCCTCGGTGAGCGAAAGCACGTTTAGTTTGGCGGGTGCCGGGGATGCGGCAGCAACAGATAGTGCCGGAGCATCTGTCACCACCACCGCCTTGCCCAAGATGTCCACCACGCGCACGTTCTGCGACTGGAACAGTTGCTGCGTGTTGGTCAGGTTGGCGCCAATCAACTTGTGGTAGGTGACACCGTTCATGATCTGAGCGACCAGGTTGCCGCTGTGATCACCGAACTTGCCATGAGCCTCGTTGATCGCGACATAGCTGATACCGGCCGTCGCAGAAACATCGTTCCTCACAGCAGTGTTGTTGCTGATAGCGGCCACCAGAGCGGCGATGGCGGTATTGAGTTGGTCTGCCATCAGTGCCTCAGCGAAGTTGCGCGAGGCCACCTCGATGCCCTCTGCCGTTGGCTTGTTGAGCCAGGTCAGCTGCGAAGGCTCGAAGCGGATAGGCCCGAAGCCACCAGCCACCTTCACCGAACTGTGCTTGAGCTGGGTCAGATCGGTAGGCGTTGCGTTGCCGTTGGAGGCATAGCGGTCGACACGGCGTTGCGCGCTGTGGATAGCTGCGAAGAAGGACTCCTGCAGGAAGTCGCCATCGAAACCTTCAGTGGTCAGGCGAATAGAACCGGCGCTGGCCTGGTTGAATTGCTGGACCATCTGAGCGAGAGTTTCGATGGTGGCAGGCATGATGTATTGGTTAAACACCTGCATTTGGGAGAGAGACATAGTTAGCCTTTCGAGAGTTCAGGGAAACGGTTGGCAATAGCGGCTGCCCGCTCTGTGCGAGATCCGCCAAAATTGCCCTTTGCTTGGTTTTGCCCGCCAGCGTTGTTACTGCTACCTGCTCCGCCGCCAGATGCACCTGTGCCCTTGAGGATTTGCTCCTTGTATGGGTACTGGTCCACCAGGGCCTCAAGCGCTTCGTCAAACTCTGCGAGTTCTCCCGGCCGAGAGCGGCTGAAGATCTTGTTACCGGCTTGGTCGTAGGCAACGATCTTTCCTTCCTCAACCTTGAAGGCTTGGCCAAACCGGGCTTGCACCAGGTCAGCGGGAATTGCGAAGCGCTCAGAGATGAGCTTGGAGCGGTTGAAACTACCGCCGATCTTTTCTGCGTAAAGGTCGCCTGTGATCTTGTCGAGCGATTGCTTGGTGCGAGCCAATTCCTCGGCGTGCGCCTTGCTTGCAGCCGCGACCTGCTCCTGGGCCGCTTTCTGAGCAGCGGACTTGATCTCTTCGACCTTGCCTGCTGCCATCAGCTTGCCCTCATCAATGTTCTTGATGGTCTCCAGAGCTTTGCGCGCTGCTTCGCCGTCCTCGATGCCCTCGAACGCCTTCAGCTTGCCCTCCGCAGCCTCCTTGGCCTCGCGATGGGTTTTCGCCTCAGCGTTGAGTGAAGTGATCTTGCTCACTGCAGCCGGCGCATCAAATGCGACTTCCTTGCCATCGTCATGCAGATAGACGGGCTTGCCGTCTTGCACAACTACTTGGCCTTGATCGTTCAGTTTCAGTTTCATTTTTTGCTGTTTCCTTGGCTTTCCAGCCTCAGTACGGTTGCCGATTCCTCGGCTGGACGCCCTACTCCACTTCCTTGTTTTGGGCATGAAAAAGCCGCATTGGATTGCTCCATGGCGGCTGAATAAAAGTGATCGACCTATTTGGTCCGAATGGTGACTAAAGGATCCAGATGGGTCGCAACTAGAATGCTGGACTTCAAGTTTTTCCGGGAGTAACTATGTCGTCCACATTGCCACCTTGCCCCAAATGCAAGTCAGAGTTTGTCTACGCTGATGGCGCTTTGTTGATCTGCCCAGATTGCGCCCATGAGTGGTCATCCGAGGCCAATGAAGAAGCAGAAGAATCCGCTATTGTCATTAAGGACGCTGTCGGCAATGTGTTGCAAGACGGAGACTCCGTAACAGTCGTCAAAGACCTGAAAATCAAGGGCTCCTCGCAGGTCGTCAAGGTTGGAACCAAAGTTCGCAACATCAAACTGATCGGAGGCGATCATGATATTGACTGCCGCATAGACGGCATCGGCAGCATGCAGCTCAAATCCGCGTTCGTGAAGAAGGCTTGACCCTCAACTGAGCCTTGGTAAGCTCAGTTACTTCGCGTAGACTGCCTTCGGTTTCGGCGTTCTCGGCTTCCGCTCCTTCACTATGCGCGGCTCGTCAGGCAACATGAAGGAGTGAATACCCTGCATATGGCATTGGTAGCAAACCCGGTCATGCCAAACAGTCCCGCGCTTATAGTGGCCTTTCTCATCCAACTTTGCGCCTACGGTGGTCGTCATCATGGTCGTCCCGCCGCATTTCTTGCACTGGAGCACACCATCAGGTAGCGGCAAGCTTTTAACCACTTGCTGTAGCTTCTCTGCCGGCGTCTGCTCTCGGGGTGGAACGATGAATAGTTTGGTCACTGGCCAAGTCTACTCAAAGACCGGCCAATTCAAAAGCCCGCTTGTCCCGCTGCCGAAGCTCGTCCAAGGTCAGAAACACGCCCTTGTGAGAGTACATGTCCGCAAGATCAAGTTTTCCGTCACGCATAAGTCGCGCTCTCGTTTGACCTAGCACCTCATCCTGGCGCGCAGCAGACTGCTTCTTGAGCCAGTCCCCATAGCTCGTGTCAGGTGGCACCTGGCCATCCATACTCGCCCTACTCTTGTTGCGCAGCTCCAGGTCCGGCAGGTCAATCCCCAACTCCTTGTTGGATTTCACCACTGGGATGGAAGCAGACCGGCACCGCCAGTGCAACCTTCCAGGCCCAGCGCCCCAGGGGATCTCGTGCCCAATCGGCTTGTGCGTCTCGGGCGTGTAGAGCTTGCCGTCGCGGATTCGGCATACCGGCGTTGTCCGCAGGTCCAGGGTGGCAGACCATTTCAAGCCCTTGAGCACATCGGAGTTCTTGGCGTAGAAAGCGTCGTGGGCATTCCCAGCTACATGGCCAAGCGCCGTTCTCACAACAGCCTCAACATCGCGCCGTGACTTCTGCAACAAGCCATCAGCGTAACCCTTCGCCTTGGTGCCGCGGAGCTCGCGAATGATCTGGTCCGTCGTCTTGCCTTCAAGAAAGCCCTGAGCAATCGATTGCCGAACCTGCTTGAAGGTCTGCGCTGCCAGGTCCTTCCACGCTTCCCTTAGCAGCACGCCTTGGAATGGTCGGGACATCGCGGCCGAGTAGACCGCGGCCGTGGACACGGAGGCAATGTGGACCGATGCCGGCGTAAAGCTGAGCAGCATCTGATTCAGATACGCCGTCTCGTAGTCAACGAACACCTTCAATTCGTTCAGCAACTTTTCGCCCATTTCAGCATTGCCGCCAGCGATCATCGATCGCACGCTAGCAAGCATCGAAGTCAAGCGCTCAGCCTTAAGGTTTGGCGCATCGACGCCCGCAAGTATCTCGGCCAGCTCAGCAGCCATCCGCGCATTTGAGCGATTCAGAATCGCCATGATCCGAACAACGACGTTGTTAGAGTATCCATCTAACGCAGTCGCATGCCGGATCATCTCGTCGCGAATCAGTTCATTCACCGTCGCCATTCATGTTCCCCAGGCTTGGCCCTTCAGCCTCGACCGCAGCGATCTCCGCTTCTGGATCCAGGTTGGGCGACACAACGCCAATGCGTTGGGCCTCCAACAGAGCCTGCCGCTTCGTAATGAGTCCACCTTGCTGGAAGCTCAAGATGAGCTGAGCGGTGGCTTCAGACAGTGAGCCGGCTGCGAAGTCCTTGAACAGTGACACATGACCCCCTTGTGGGAGGCCGAGCCATTCAGCAGTGAACTGCAAGGCTTGGTCTAATGAGTCCTCAAACGATTCAACTATGCGCTGGAGGTCACTCTTGTTTGCCTCGGCATCATTTGCAGCTTCAGTCGCAGTGCGCTGGCCAGGCTTTGCTGTTAGGAGTTCGGCCCCAGTTTGAACCATCTGCGATTCAAGTGAGTCGAGCTCTGAGCGTCCAACCGTCACCGATTCGGCAGAGCCTTGAATCACCTCAGCCTTTGCCTCAGGATTTTCAAAGCGCAGTGCGTAAGCAGATCCGGCTGACGGAGAGGCAAGCTCACCGTCGTTGACTCCCGTAAACACCAACATGCGCTTTCGGGCAAACCGTGCAGAGTCGTCTTGATCAGACTGTTGTTGCCAGTGTTTGACGTTTAGGTGCGCCAGGTCCAGTAGCGGCGGAGTGCCCCACATGAAGCCCTTGCGGATGCCATAGATCGGCACGAAAGGAATGCGCCTGATAGTCGTTGTGCCCTGTTCTAGCAGTGCCCATCCGCCCGAGCCCTCCTGCCAGATCTCCCATTGCCCCGGTGTCAAAACACGGACGCGGTTTACAACCTTCACTTCATAGGGACCGTCATCGACCTCGGCGGTTTCAAGAATTCGAAGCTGAAGCAGTCCAGGCTTTCCGTTCACCACACCGGTTTTCCAGCCCAGGAGCTGGTGATGCTTTACATGCACCCAATACGGCCGAGCGCCGAGCGCCTTTTCATCTGCTTGTGTGCGTGCTTGTCCCTCTGTACGGGTGTAGTCAACGAGAATGCCGCCAAACCCAAATGCCACCGCTTCGTTCATCAAGTCTGCGCTGAACGCATGAAGGCTACGGCCCTCGCCATCGATGTCCTGGGACAAGTCTTTGATGCGCTGAGGAACATCCTCACCAAGAGTCAGTTCCTTCGCGAAAGGCTTGCCCGTCATCACGCCGACTGTGCGCCCAAACGCAGGAAACAGCGTCGCGGTCTCCAGCCGGTACTCATAGTCTTCATCATCTTCACGGGGCTGCTGCGGCAGCAGCTTCTTGCCTGCCTTCCGCATAGCCTGAGTGCCCCCCATAAGAGGATCAATCACCGCCCATGCTTCAGCCATCCGCTTGACCGTGTCGTTTTGTTGGTTGATAGCTGTCATGTTTTCCTTACCAGCGGAATGTCTCTACCTTGGCGGTGCGTTTGACAATCGGCCACTTATTGGCGATCACATACCCAGCAGCGTCGATAACGTGGTCCACGCCGCTTGATTTGTCTGGCACGCCGTTCTTGTCGTAGGCCTGCTGTTCCAGCGCATCGGTCAGCTTCGGGCATCGGTCTGTGTTGACCAGGTAGCGCCGCTCACCCTCTCCATTCAGGATCAGGGCATTGACGGCATTCACACGGTCCACGACAGCGGGGTTGGTTGAGTTCACCCGCACCGTCAGGTCATGCGCCCTCAGGATGCTCAGGTCCGATTCGGTTGCGTTCTTACTGCTCGCGTTCTGCCCCGAGGCATCAGGAAACACCTGCACTGCGTGACCCTTGGCCTTGTACCGCTCGTTGAAGAGCTTCGCCATGTAGGGCGTATCGCGGCCATCCGTGATCTCATCCACCGCAACCGGCCAGCCATCGCGCAACACATGGACCACCGCAGCCATCGCCAGGCGGTTGAAGTCCATCCCGATCAGCACGGGCTCGCCGGCTTGGAGCGATGCATCGGAGTGGTTCAGCCGTCGGTCAAAGTCCGGATAGACACTTCCCGCAGTCAAGTTCGTGAACTGGCCGCGCAGATAGGCGTCGATCAGCTGCTTTGGATAGCTCTCATAGAGCGACGGAATGTAGTCGTCTGGCAGGTTGGCCGCGTTGTCGAACGTGCTGGCCTGGACCATCCCATATAGCTTGCCCAGCGCAGTGCGCTCCTGCGGCTGCTTGTGGAACCGCTGATAGACGAACTTGAAGCCCTCAGGCGTCGTAGTCACATCGATCCCGTTCTTCAGCCCATCTACCTTGTAGCGCATCCGGGCAATGATCTTGTTCCAGGCCTGCTCAGCCTTGACCGCCTGCATCACATCCAGCTCGTCAACCAGCGCGTGGCCGATCTTGAAGCCCACGATGTTGGAAGGCTTCTCCATCGACCGGCAGATGATCGTCGTCCGGTACTGCGAGCCGCTGAACAGGTGAACTTCCTTGTTCGCCTCTTTGATGTCAGCCTTCAAACCCCAATCGAACGCGACCTCGTCAATCGTCGGGAAGAAGATGTCCCGGATCTGCGGATAGGTAGGCGCAAAGTAGCCTTGGTTGACCTTAGGCCATTCCCAGGCATTGCGGCATGTCGAAGCGCAGCCGGCCCAGGTCTTGCCCGAGCCAAACCCGGCGACGTATGCGCGGTATTTATGAGGCAGCTCCAGAAACCGAGCCTGCGGAATGTTCAGGCTCGGCATGCTTTCTTGCGTCCTTTACTGTCACTTCGATCTTGACTGGAACGGGTTGGGCGTTCTCGCCCTCTCCGCCTTCGTCTGGCTTGTCGCCATAGACCTTGGGCCGGAGCTTCCCAGCCATCCATTTGCGGGCGTCAATCCGAAGCCGGTTGCGCTGCACTGCGACGTTGTCAAAGACTACCTCTGTGTTGCCTTCGCCATCATCATCCCGGCTGCCATGCTTCTCGGCCCGAACCATCGTGCAATCCTCATCAGCGATGTCGAGGATCTCATCGAATAACGCATCAGCCTGAGCCTCGCGCGCGCGCACGTATTGGTCCCGGAACTTCTCGTGACTTCGCAGCCACCGGAACACTGTCGCCTTACCTGGCATCGTGTCGCTGAGACAGATGCTTCTCAGGCTCTCACCATCTGCAAGCCGTTCACATATCTGGTCAGCTAGGACAAGGGTGAATTTTGTTGGCCTCGCCATTCGCCCCTCCTTCCAAGGCTGCAATGAGCTTGTCGCTTACTACGTCAAGCCACTTTTCAGCCCGTCCTCTCCAGCAGCTGCGATGCATGAGAACGCTCCTGCACAGATCAAGCTCAAACAGGCACCGATCTTTCATTTCCATTGCTTTGCGAGCAGCTTTGATCCGCGTTTGGAAGTTCGGTGGCAATGAGAGATCCGAGTTTGTTTTTAAGTGGTGCAAGATGATCGAACTAGGACATCCAACTCCAGTTCCAGCCATCCAGGGCTGGCTTGTATGGCGCATCCATGCCTCTACTCCACCACATGAGACATTGAAAAGTCCATCAAACTGCGAGATCCAATGCCGCTCCGAAGTATTTATATCCACTGGATCCAGACTCAGCACATTGAACCCTAGCTGTCTATCTGGCGCTGAGAGCCAGGCGTTCAAGCGCTCATTGTGCGAACAGGCGCGACGATACGATTCAAATCGCTTATGTGCAAACTTTGCTTGTCCTACGTACACCGGAACGCCGTCCCGCGTGTCGCATAGTGCGTAGACAATCGAAAGCCTAAACAGGCTCGTCTCATTCATACTAAAGATGTGCATTCCTTCCAAATTTGCCATAGACTCCACCTGTTACATTTCGGCATATTAGGGACACGAAAACACTGCCGTATGAGCTTAATTTTGCAACACCCTACACTTGTTTTCTTAGGATTTTTTTATGCCGGGTCTTATTGTTGAACTGCAGCGCGACTGCCTCAATCCACAAATTGACACCTCCGACCTACTTCGTAAGGCCTTAGTTGTGTCCAAAAAACTAGCTCTGCCCGAGACGCAAACATGGATAGGCTACGAATTGAATGGATACTATGAAACAGGAGAATTTCCAGAATACCGACAGTTAAAGGGTTCGCCTAAAGCTGAGAATCCATATCACGGCTGGGTGCCAATTCATTTTTCTGATTCTAATTTTCAGCTAATAGTATCCAGCCTACCAGCTACTGCGCCCATTCGCGAGCTTGAAGATCTTGTGAAGAACAGATCCTCGAATGGTCTTATCATGAAGTATCCGATTGAGGCTGAAAAAACTCTAATGGAGTTCCTCCCTTATAGATTACCTGTTGCACTACACATTTCAGCTTCCGCTGTAGCGGCGATCTTCGATGCTGTCAAAAATCGAATTCTGGAATGGGCACTTCAGTTGGAGGCGCAAGGTGTCAAGGGTGAAAATTTCTCGTTTACTGAGCCCGAAATCATGGCAGCACACAACAATACTTATAACATCACAAACAACATTGGAACAATGCAGAACTCCATGTTGCAGCAGGCCGCCAGCGGCTCTAGTCAATCACAGAGCAACTCCCTACCGGTATCCGAGTTGACGGCATTCATTGAGGCGTTTAACGCAAATTCGGAGAACCTGGGGCTAAGTCAAGATCTGCTTGAAGAGCTTGAATCTGATATCGAATCCATCAAGGTGCAATTGGCATCTCCAAAGCCCAAGCCAGGGATCATCAGAAGCTTGCTTGGTTCGGTCAAATCTGTTTTAGAGCAAACCACATCTAGCGTCATAGCCTCAGGCTTAGTCGCTCAAGCAGCCGCGTTATTGCCGCTAATAGTTGGCTGATCCACCGCCCAACGCAAGGCCTTCTTTGGCTTTGCCGTAGGCTTCGCTAACATAAGTCGAAATTTCAAAACCCCGCGCTAATTGTTCTGCATCTCATGCAGTCTCTTCACATACTCGCGGAGTAACACGTTTACTTTTTCTTCTATTCTTGCCATAAATGCAACTCTATCCTGCGGATCCGCAAATTCTGTAAATTCCGCAGCCAATGCGCCCTTCTTAAATTCCCCAGGCAGCCGTCCAAAATTCTCTCTCATGCTCACTGACACTGCAGTGACGCCCACCAATATATTCTCTAGATGAAGCAAGAATGCCACCTCATCATTTTTCATAAATAAGCGGCATGAGTAGATCGCTTCTTTTAGGTTTAAATGCCCAGCTTGGAACTTTGCTAAAGATGAATCAAACTCCCCCCAGTTATACACATCACTGGTGGCATCTTCGTGAGTTGCGTGCGCGTACATCGTCAATACGGCGGGAGCTATCCCTGACATCGCTCGATTCATTGCACTGATGGCAGTGAATTGATGCTCTGAGAATTTGACAGCAACAGCAGTTTTTACGGCCTGCGCTGCCTTTGCCCTCTCTGCCTCTGCGATCAGTGCCACTTTGTACGCCTCAAGTGCCTGCAGATGGCTTGCCTTTTCTGCCTCAAGCTCTCTCTGGAGTTGGCTCTTGATTCTTTCAATATCTTTGTTGAGCCAGTGAGCAATCTGGCTTCTTCCCAGGAATGCCGCGATACCGAGCAGGGAACTCACCACGACGCCAACACCCAGAACTTCCTTAACGAAACCACCGATATCCGCCATGCTGCCTCCTTGAAAGAGGCAACTATAGCTCTAGGCTGATTGATGGAGGAGCTCGTGGTTAGCTCCAGATGCCGACGATGCAGCACACACCACCTCAACGACTGCACGCAGTTCACGCTTGATGGTGTATGCGCCCAGGTTGTCTGCGCTGTACTTCTGGGATGAGAACCAACCGGCCTCAGCCTTCACCTCTAGGCCAGTGACCCGGTGAAACTCAGCCAGGGCCTCATGGATGGCTTGCGCTGCCTTGTCGGCCTCAGCCTGTATCTGATCCTTGATCATGGCTCTCTCCTATCGGGTCGCAGGGGCTAGGCTCCAAGTGTGTAGGTCGCGTGTGCGGAGAGCCTGCCCTGCGGTAACAGAAAAGCCAGCACTTGGCTGACCTTGGAATGTGGGCCCAGGCGGATTTGCCTACCTGGGCTGCTGTGCTGGGATTCGAACCCAGGGGGACCGACGCATTGGCTCTAGTCGCCCCGTCGATCCTCTTGATCTAGTCACCCTTAAACCTCTCGGGCACACGGCGTAAATGTCACCCCATCAGACAACCCTCACGGGCTGGGGTTGCTGTTCGCTTCTTCAAGCACTGGGAAGCTCTCAGTAGGAGATGCCGCACCTTCATACCGCTCGGGTGCGGGCTGCGCTTGCTGCAGCTGGACATGAAAAAGCCTCGCACTGGGCGAGGCTCATGCTTTAAAGTTTTCAGGCCTTATCGGGCTCTGCGGTTCACTTGAACTTCCTGCGAGCAAAGCCTAGCATCAGCAGACCCAAACCGGCCAGAGCCAAAGGTCCGTCAACGGGCACTGCCTGTGGTGCGACGGCAGCAGGCGCAGTAACATTCAGAGTAACGTTAGCCGTATCGCATTGTGTAGGCAGTGCTGTACTGCAGATTTCGTAGGCCAACGTATAGGATCCAGTTGCAGCGGTAGATGCAACCAGCACGTCGCCATTTGGCGAGACAGTGATGCCAGCAGGCCAAGTGCCTACTGGAGTCAACACCACGTTGCTAGTGGTTGCAGGACCCCCATCAAAAGTGTCATTTGCAAGGACGTTGATCGCAGTGATTGTTCCACTGTTCGGGCGCGTAACGGCTGGAGGTGCATCATCAAGCGCCTCCACACCGATGGATTCGATATTCAAGGTCACAGTAGCCGTATCACACTGTGTGGCTTGCACCGTGCTGCAAATCTGGTAGTTCAATGTGTAGGTTCCGGGCGTTACTGTAGAGCCGACCAACACATTGCCATCTGCCGACACAGTGATACCGGTAGGCCAGGCGCCCACTGCCGTAAATGCAACATTACTAGGTGTGGCAGCTGCGGCGTCCACCGTATCGTTGGTCAACACATTAATCGCGGCAACCGTGCCGGATGTGGGGCGCGTCAATGAGGGTGCTGTATCGTCTACAGCATCCACCCCGATCAATTGCACCCCACCAATTCCCTTGAACGCAAAAATGAACGTATTGGGGGTGCCGTCCGTGGACGGGTCTCCCGCTTCATTCAGACTTGGCTTGCCCAACGAGTATGCTTGCGCGCCGAAAGAACCGAGAGCCGCAAGTGCATCGACCTGATTGCCTGCTACTCCATAGCCAATTACGAACTCAAACTTTGCTCCAGGTGCAATAGTTCCGAAGTTGAAGCGAAAGTGAGCACCATGATCTTCTGGACCACTGTCCACAATATCTTGGTTCACAAACAACCGGCCCGAATCTTGATTAAGCGGATCGGCGTTGTGAAACCCGTTGTCGCTAGAAAAAACCAGTGCAGTGCTGTTGCCTCGTTGAATAGTGGTGTACTCATTGAATTGGGTGGGGTATACGTCCCAATCCATTGCGCGGCCGTACAAAGCCTCTGCCGGCGCGGCAGAGATGTTCTCAATGGTGACCTTTACTTCATAGATGTTGTTGGTCGCCGCCGAAGGCGCATATGCGTGAGTGATGCGGAAAACACCGAATGCATTGACAACTGAAGTAGCCGTGGTAGCTGTAGATGCAAAGGACTCTTGAGTGATCGCAGACGTGCCGACAACTGCCCCTGTGTACCCAGAACTACTAGAGACGGCGTCAGCAATCCCCCAAGCTTCACAAGCGCAGCCTGGGGTGAGACCGTCCTGACCATTGGCCAAGTAGGTGATACCGGTTAACGGCGACACATCCGAGGGCATCAAGGCGCCATCTGCACGCACCCCGATTCTGACTGTTCCATTGTCTATGTTTGCCTGAGCCAAGACCATGGCGGGAAGGCTTATCACCGCGCCTGCAAGAAGTGTGCGAAGTTTCATTTCACAAGTCTCATGAGTTAGAAAAGTCAAGAAATTTGACAATTTGTATCATGAGGGAAGCTTAGTTTTAATTCACTCAACTACTCACTTGTGATAGCAAAACATCTTCTTACATTTAGTCACTAAGGCAACCACTTTTCATAGACTTAAGTCTCTTTACGTGTCTGACTAGAGGCATGACCCAAACCGAAAAGCCCCGCACTTGGCGAGGCTGGGTATTTGGAGATGGTGACAGGACTTGAACCTGCGCGCACTTCATAGGCGGCGTTCCTTCCGCCGAAGCCCTGGGAGCATTGACCCACTGTTTTGCGCTCTACCAGTTGAGCTACACCATCACAACTGCTGACTGGCCTCGCATTCATTTCCGTTACCAAGCCGATATGCCTGGCACCAACGAGCATGTGTGATGGCCGAGAAACGGAAACGCTCCGCCATCTAAGGCCTGCCATGTAATCAATGGGATGGTTTATCTGAATCACGGGAGGCCTAAGCACAGCCCAAACTGATTCATCATCAAACTAACGCAGTCCGAACGTTATCACACTTCTCGCCGCGTTACAAGATTTATTTGAGCAAACTTAACATTCGTCCTCCGTGGGCTGCGCGGCAGGCACGAACATGGTCAATTAGCATCTGGGCTGCACGGCTGGCCGGCTCCTTGCGGTACTTCTCGCCCTTGCACTTCGGGCAGGTGTGCTCCTTGTCGCCCTTGGTCACCACTCCGGTCGCATGGCAGACCTTGCAACGCGGATCAACCAGCCACTCGATGGCCGCCACGATTGCCTCTGTGCCGCCTTCCAGCTTCTTCTCCTGCGTGTGCTGCAGGAGCGCCGCGTAGAAGCGGGTCATGTCTTCCTTGGTGGGCTTGGAGATCAGGCGCAGGTAATGGGCGGCCATGTTGCGCGGGCTCATGCCGCTGGCCTTGATGACATCGACTTGGCCAATCTTGTGGGGTTCGTCTGCCAGGCAAGAGGCCAGGGATGCGGATAGGTAGCGTTCTTCAATCATCAGGCTCTCTCTTTCTTCAATTCTTTGACTTTGGCCTTGTAGAGGGCGCGGATCTCGCGCAGCTCCTCGGCCGTGAATTTCTTGACCGCGTTGTCCGCCTCCAGGGCTTCTACTGCCTCCAGACCTACCCGAGCGATTAGACCAATCCGGTAGTCCACCGCTCGGCCAGCGCCCCAGCGATTGCACTGCTTGCGTTGTGCGTGAGCGTTCAGCTCGTTGTAGCGGTGCTGTGGAGCGCTGCCGACGGAACGGTAGTGGCCACAGTCATAAGCGCCACCTATGTCGCCCTCTCCCAGCGGCTGGCCGCAGCAGATACAGGGCTTGCCAGCGTCACGCAGACGAATGAACTCGTTGAAGGCGGTTTGCGCTTCTGCCTTGAGAACGGGAAGTGTCTTGATGGACTCCTTGCGGGTGCGGACCTGGGCCCGCTCCTCTACCTTGTCCTGGCGCACCTTCTTCATTGCGCAGCGGGGCGAACAGACTGTCTGCATCGGGCGGACTGGCACAAAGCTTTGCGGGCAGGCCTTGCACTGGCGCGGCTTGGGGTTGAAGGGCTTCATCGGCCCTCCAGGTCGTAGAACGTCACCCCGAGCTCGGTAGCGGCGTATGCCTCCACCTTGGTGCAGAACTCGCTGAACTCGGCCGTGGTCAGCTTGGTGGAGCTTTTGCCCACCACCGATCCATCGGGCAACCCTTCCACCCCGATGAACTTCCGCTTGAAGAACTCATGCCAGTTTTCAGCGCTGAACTGCTTATCTCCGGGGAGAACGACTTGGGTCGCGATCTGGGCCAAAACGCCCTGCCCCCAATAGCGACGGTTCTGCGGCTGGGTGCGCTTGCGGCGGGTGACGGTCAACACCCAGCGGCCACCGCCCTGCAGCACATTGGCCAGGAATGGGAACAACTGGCCCTTGAGGGCCAACTTTGCCTGCATGGGGTTGTGAAGCTCGAATTCAAGGCGATCAGTCATCGCGCACCACCAGTCAGCCAGTCTTGGTAGGCATCGGCCGGCGTGTAGCCCAGGCCCACGAACCCGCGCAGCGCCGACACCAGTGCGCAGTGCCAAATGCCGTTGCTCTTGATCAGTTTTGGCTTCATCCCCTCACCCCTTCCTGTTGAGCCAGGCATCCCTGGCCTTGATCACATTTACCGGTGCAGCCTGGTGGCTGCTGCATGTTTGGTGTGGTGGCAGGAACCGCCACGATGGGCCAAACTCGCATGGCGCCATGTGGTGCTTGGCCATAGGTGTTGTTTGGCCGGACGAGTCCTTTAGCTGCCAGTGTTTGCAGGTTGCACATGTCACTGGGCCTCCTTGGCTGGTTGGGCTGCAGTCTCTGCGCACTCCACGGCACGGCGCGCTGGCCGCAGCCATGGATTCCAGGTCATACCAACCCAGATTCCCTTTTCGTCCTTCCTCCAGCTACAGTCATCTTGGAGAAATTCGTCATCTGCCCTGATTACTTCCTGGGTACAAAGACTGCGGTAATGCTTGTATTTGCTCATCCCCACACCTCCGCAAACTTGCTGATGAAAGCCTCACTCAGGCTGACCTGCACACCCTGGCGCCCTTTGTCCTGGTAGCTGCAGTTCCAATCTGGGCATCCCTCTGCCTTGCTGTTGACCTTCACTATTGCCCCGCTTGGGAGCGTGTAAAACTGGTTCTTTTGGATCACTGGGGCTCCTTAAGCGATCTGCGGCTGGGTGCCGGTGTTGGCCAACAAGCGCATAGCTTCGGCCGGCAGAGTCGTGATTCGGGTCTTGCTTCCCACGTTGCCGTTCTGGAGCACCGCAATGGCCTTCTCCTTGACCCCGACCAATGCGGGGCGCGGCAACGGGATTCCCCGGCTGGTGTATTCATGGTCTGGCGAGCGGTCGCCAGGCAGGCGGCGCATGTACTCGAACTGACCACGTTCGGTATAGGCCCGATGCGCTTCTTGAAACCGGTGCTGCAGGTAAGACAGCTCGGCAATCTCCAGGCGGCAAATCTTTGGCCAGCCGCCCAGGTCTTCGATGACTGCATGGATTGCTGGGTCGTCGAACACGACATCGGTGTATGCGCCTACCGAAGACATAGCCCCATGCACCTTGCCCCAGGCAATTGCTGCGCGGTCTGTGCTGGTCCCCTGCAGGACGCGGACGATGTCAGCCACCTTTGGAGCAAACTGACCACGCTCAGGGTCGGTTGCATGACGCTGCAGCGCCTTGGAAACCTGCTCAAAATCGAAGTTCTGGCATACGCCCCACCAGACGGTGAGGGTGAAGCTGCTGCAGTCTTTGCCGTAGTACGCCATCACGTCCGTCAGCAAGGTGCGGAAGTCGTCCATCTGGTTGATGTTCATGCTGGCCCTCCTTGCATCTTTGCGCGCATCTCAGCGGCCCACGCGTCGCCAACAGCGCGGTTGCGGGCCTCCAAGGCCTCCTGCTTGTTTGGCGCTGCCATCCGCTGACCGCCGCCAAACCGCGCAGCGAACTTGCTCGCATTGCGCAGCCATGTCCGAAACGCGGCCTGCCAGTCGATGAAAGTCGAGCCTTTCGCGGAATGGTGGTCGGCAAATGCGGCAAGCTGGTCGCCCAGGTTCAGGCCCATCTCGCGGGCCATTGCCTCAGCCGTTTCGTTTGGCATGAAGTCGGCAGGCAGTACAGTCGAGCGGTTCGCCTTTGACTTTTTGGCGCTCGCGCCATCAATGACGGTTACTTGATGGTTCTCTGATGGTTCTTGACGGTTATTTGCGGGTGCAATGGGTTGCACCCTTTCATGCGTCAGATTGCACCCTTTAGTGTTGCCACTTGCACCCTTTGTGTCGTCAGTTGCACCCTTTTGAAACGGTGCAATTTCTGCACCCTTTATCCAAATGGGAGAAATACGGTACTCAGAGGTCATGCTGCGACCACCATTACCAGCGCCAACCAAGATCAGCCAGCCAGTCTCTTGCATGCGGCGCAGCTGATATTGAACGGTGCGCTCAGACTGGCGAGTCTTCTCAGCCAAGGCCTTGATGCTTGGGTAGACCTTGGTGCCATCGTCGCTTGCGTGATCAGCCAGGGCCAGCGCGAGCAGCATTTCACCGCCACCATTGGGGTAGCGGTCAAATACTGCTGTCATGAGCTTGATACTCATACAGCCTCCCAGACGCGATATCCATCGCGCAGCAGGTCTTCGCCTTCAAACTGCACAACTTGCACCTGGCCGCGTGCCTGCAGCTCAGGCAGACGGCGGCAGACCTGCTCTACCGACATGCCCGTGGCCTGGGCCATCTCGCCGGCAGTGAGGGTCTTCTCATCCTTCAGAGCAACCAAGATGCGCTCGAAGTGCTTGCCAGTGAACACGCCGGCGCGCTCGCCTGCGATGACGCTGGTAATTGGGTCGCTTGCTCGGGCGTTGTTCATCGCAGGGCTCCTTTCAGAATTCGTTGGGTCTTGAGGGTTGATGCCTGGGCCTGAGCCCCGCTTTCGATGTAGTAGCCGTGGTAGCGAGAGTTGCGGCCTACTGTCTTGAGGATTCGGGGCTTGGCCCACTTAGCCGCGAGGGATTCGTTACGCTTGGTGAAGGCATTCATACCTGCTACCTCAAAGCGTGTTGCCAGGGTGATGGATGCGCTTAGCGTCTACATACGCTTGATGCGCTTCCTTAGCGCTAGAGAAGCTGCCTAAGTGGTTCAATGCGCCCTTGACCCGAATACGCGCAACGAAACGCCCGTAGTTCAGATGCACTCCCAACAAGCCAGTCTTACTTCCCTTATGAGCTACTCTGCGGTTCTCCATGTTCTGCTGGTGAGTCACATACCGAAGATTCGCAATACGGTTATCGGAGCGCTGGCCGTTGATGTGATCAATTGGAAGGCTCGGCCACTCGCCATAGAAGTGCAGCCACGCCAGGCGATGTGCCTTGTACAGACGGCCATCAATTCGAATGACTCTGTACCCATCTGGGTGATCGCCACCGGCAACGGAACCCGCGTGAATGGCTTTGCAAGGCTTACGCAGCCATGTGAAAACGCCGGAAGTTGGGCAGTACTCGAGTAACAGGCGCACTTGTTCAGCGGTTAGTTCGGTGTTCAAGTAATTTCTCCGTTACGCGAGATTCACGTAAAAGTGTTTGGGAGGGTGCGCCGCTTTGGGAACGGCACGACGGGAGCGGCAGACAGCTTGGGGATCAGGTATCTGCGCTGGATCTCTGCTGAGATCAGTTCGGTTACTAGCTCGTCAACAGTGACGCCCTGTTCAACTGCTTCGGCTTCTAGTGCGGAGAGGTCATTGCCTGCAAATGTGGTGTCATGGGTTGGTTGCACTGGGGAGTTCCTGAACGGTTACGCATAAGCGCGTCGCTTTTCCTCAGCACCAGTTGCAGACTTGGAGCCATGCAAATGCTTCAAAGCCTCCATGGCCAATTCACGGATGAAGACGGACGGCTGTACGCCGTGCAGCTCAGCCATCGCTTCCACAACACGCATCTCGGTGCTGTTCAGCGACAGGTTCACGCGCTTGGAACGAATATGGACAGGGTCTGCATACATGGTGTGTTCTTCCTCTCTCTACAAAAACACGGGGTTGGAAATCAGTTAGGCGGCAAGAGCGATAGCCGCTCTGCGCATGGAATGGATGGATTCGTCGGGCAATGCCATATACAAGCAGCGGTGGACGAAGTTCACGAAGACGCGCATATCGCCCTGGGCAGCCTTGCCACTCATCAGGTCTGCGCCATAGAGGCGATCGAATTCAGTGATGAGCTCGGGGGTGTCCAGGGCCACTGCGATGCAGGCATCAAATGCAGGGTCTGCGTATGCCATCGGCAGTGGGAGGCGTGATGCGGTCATACAGCCTCCTTTTTGTTCTTGAGCTCAGGCCAGATCAGCTGCCAGTCGTTCGGGCGGAGGTCTTGGCGAGTCACCGCACCCTTGGTCGCAGCCTCGATGGCGGGGCATCGCTCGACAGGCACAGGCCGAATGCCATTTGCCCACTGGCCGATGAGTTGGGCAGGCAGGTTGAGGATTCGCGCGAGCTCCGACTTTCGACCTCGGACCGCAGATGTGTATTCGCTTAAGAACATAGTTCATCTTAAGCGATAAAAAAGGAAAAATCAAGCGTATCGCTTATTTGATAACTTAAGCATTTCGCTTCTAATCAATTCATGAAGACAGTCCATCAGATAAGACGTGAGAACCTCGACCTACTTGCTACAGAGTTAGGCTCGATGGAGCGTGTCGCAGCATTGGCTGAGACGAGCGCCGTGTATCTCAGCCAGTTGCGAAAACAGACGATTGATCAGAAGACAGGCAAACCACGCCAGATGGGAGATAAGCTGGCCCGCAAGCTGGAGCATGGCTGCAAGAAGTTGGAGGGGTGGATGGATGTAGACCATGCACGCAAAGCCTTCGACGCAAACGTGGCGATCGTCAAACCTGGCGTTCGCGAGTACCCAGTTATCTCGTTCATTCAAGCGGGGGCATTGAAGGAGATTGCGAATCCGTATGGACCGGGCGACGGATTTGCTAGGGAAGCGGGCGATGACGATGCCGGCCCGTGGGCCTTCTTCCTCGAAATCAAAGGTGACTCAATGCTTCCCGAGTTCAAAGAAGGGGACCGCGTGCGAATTGATCCTGACGTTCGTCCGAATCCAGGTGATTACGTTGCCGCCAAAAACAGCTCCAAGGAAGCCACATTCAAGAAATATCGAGCTCGCGGTATTGATATGAATGGAAACGAAATCTTTGAACTGATCCCGCTAAACGAGAACTATGCATCCATGCGTAGTGATGAGCACGATCTCACTGTAATTGGGACCATGACAGAGCACCGCAGACGCTATCGCCACAGAGAGCGATGAGAAGAGCCATCCGCGCAGATCGCCCTGGACCAAAACACCATTATTCGTAAATGAGGGGAATATATGAGAAAGTTTAATTTTTTAATTGGAGCTGCATCGGTAATGGCCCTTACTGCGTGCGCACCAATGCCAATGGCTTACCAACAACAGATAGCAGCGCCGTCCAATTCAAAAGTCCTCCACACTTACTCAGTTTCGGTAACGGATGCCAAGAATCAGCCAATGCCTAACACTAAGGTGCTGATTGAACTTCAATCTAAAGGCGCTCAGGGCGAGACGGTCAAATGCGACACAGATGCCGCGGGCAAGTGTCCTGGGATTAGCTACATGGTGGGAAGTGACCCAGGCTTCACCTACATCAAAAGCTATACATCTACGGCTAGGGTCACTATCGATAAAGACGGCTACTACAAACAGACTGCAGTAGGTACTTCTGATGTCGGCAGCACCGGTGGGAGCAATAAGAGTTCTACTGTGAACGTCAAATTAATCAAGCCCGACGATTACTTCAATAACAGTTTGCAATCTGGCAAATCAAACCAAGAGGTCAAGGAAAGCGTTAAAAAATTCTTGGACCAGATCCGCCTCCAAATTCTTTTAGTAGAGACCAGCGTGGCGCTGGAGGGAATTGGTGCCGTAGATTTCAAAGGGAAGACATATCTTCAATTGAAGCTAGAGTCGGGGAATGTCTACAACTCGCTAAAAGTGAACAAGTACGACATGGGGAAAACTATCTTCGACGACTCAGTCCGCAAGATCCTAACGCCCCTAAATGACCTAGTAGTTTTACCAAAAACCTACACCGGCTTTGACATATTGGTCATCGGACAGACGAAAAGCTTTGCTGAGAAATATGCACTACCTAAAAAGGTTGAGTACCGCTTCATCATGCCTGCGGCAGCAGTCAAGAAATATAAAGATAAGGAAATTTCGGGACAGGGCTTGCTTGATAGCAGCGTCATTCTGATGGATGACGAGCGGATTGACTTGAAGCTTCAGTAGCTCAGGAACTGCATGTCCTGCTTAGCATGCAGATGAGGGGTGAGTGGCTAGCCCTTCCCCGCTGCAATGCAAGCGAGGGCACCATCCACCCCACCCAGCAGCCCGCAGACGCGGGCTTTTTTGCGCTTAGGGAAATCATGCAACGGGGGTTTGCCCTATCACTCATTTCAGGGATTGACGGAGAACAGAAATCAAAGGAAAGTTTCAATTTGTATCTTTCTTGGATGATTTCAATGATGCGGAAGCTATATCTCGCAAGTGTTCTAGCTCTATGCAGCTCAACAGTTTTTGCCCAATGGAATTTTTCCACTTGTGGCGCTACGGGAGCAATCGGTCCAACTCAGGCAGCATGTGACACCGCCTACGCCAGCACAAACCTAGCAGGGAATGTCATGTCAAACAACGGGATTCAGTCTTGGACTGTACCGGCTACAGGCGTCTATCGAATTACTGCTGTAGGTGGTCAGGGAGCATCGGCCCAGCCGGGCCGACTGGGTGGCCGAGGGGCCGAATTGAGCGGTGAGTTCAATCTGAGCGCTGGTGCTGAATTAAGGATTGCTGTTGGTCAACAAGGACTCGGGCAAGACAGCGGTTTAAACGGCGGCGGCGGAGGCGGAACTTTCGTTGTAGACATGTCAAACGAGCCCATGGTTGTTGCGGGCGGCGGCGGGGGGACCCGAGTATATGCTGAGCAAAACGGATGCAATGCATCGTTAACGGAGTATGGCATCGGTGGAAGCGCTGCTAGCACAACCAGTTCGTGCACAACAAAAATATTGGGTCTCCGCCTGGGCGGTAGCATTACAGCAGCCAGTTGGGGCTCGGCTGGCGCTGGCTTCGACACCAATGGACAAAATGATGGAACCTTTGGCACCGGTGGTTCCTCTTGGTCAAGTGGACTAAGGGGCGGCACATGGACTTCTGGATCTGCTGAAGCTCAAGGTGGTTTTGGCGGGGGCGGAGCTGGAAATGGGAACGCTGGTGGTGGTGGTGGTGGTGGATACTCTGGAGGCGATGGCGGCTTGATTGCAGGTGGAGCAGGATCGTTCAATGCGGGCGCTAACTCCACGGCAGTGATCGCAACTGGTTCGGGTGACGGAAGAGTATCAATTACGTTGCTGTCAGTAGAAATCATTGCTCTAACACTACCGGCCGGTCAAGTAGGAAGCGTGTACCCTAGTACGAGCCTGAGCGCGATGGGCGGCTATGCTCCATTCAGTTGGAGTGCTACAGGTTTGCCGAGTGGTATGAGCTTGTCGAGCGCAGGCGTGCTCAGCGGAACGCCAACGCAGCATGGGAACTTCTCAGTGCAGGTCACCGTCGCGGACAGTAGCGCCACACCCTTCACGAAAACCGCCTCCTTCCCTTTAACCATCAACCCCACCCCTTTGGCCCTGAGCACCACAAGCTTGGCAATTGCAACCATAGACACGCCCTACACCCAGGCAATCGTGGCTACGGGTGGCGTTGCGCCCTATAGTTGGTCTGCCACGGGTCTGCCCAGCGGTCTAACGATCAACCCAGCAACAGGCACCATCAGCGGAGTGCCCACAACAGTGGGTACATCACAATTCACCGTTACGGTCTCTGACGACGCAAGCCAATTGGAGACCGTTTCATTCACTATCGTCGTGGATCCGCTCGACCTCACGTTTGTCGGTGGTGGACCTACCATCACACTCGCTGGCGGCGTGGTTGCAACTGCCTATTCTCAGCCTCTGCAGGCTGTAGGCGGTTTGCCACCATACACGTTCTCTTTGATTGGAGAGTTGCCACCAGGCCTGGCACTCGACACGGCAACCGGCATCATTTCCGGCACGCCCACCACTCAGGGTACATACAGCTTCTCGGTCATGGCTATTGATAGCGCGGTGCAAGCAACGCGGGTTGAAAAAGCCGTCCATGTCGCGGAGCAAACCTTTACGATCGTGATCACTGCAGCACCAGTTGTCCAAGTCCCCCCAACCCCTGTCCCCGCCCTGGGCGGCGTTGGCCTGCTGCTCCTGTCCGGGCTAGTTGCTGGGTCCATGGGCTTCATGCGCCGGCGCAAATCGAACTGATCGCGAGCCCTCTTCGGAGGGCTTTTTCATAGCTTTAAGTGCCCGCCTTCGCCCAGGCTTTGGCGGCGTACCCTAAGGCAAGAAACAGTCCACAAGCACACGGCGCAGCCAACATCAGTTTCTGAAATGCATCGGTAAAATTTTCACTGCCTTTGATCTCGCCATCACGAAGACCCAATCCGGCGCGCAAAATCAAAGCGATTCCATAGCCATCGGCAATAGACAGGTAAGGGAGCTGGAAATTCGGGACTATAAACCATGTCCACAGAACTGATAGCGTGAGTCCCGTCCACGCCGCAGACCAAGCCAAGCCTATAACAGTCGCGGCAATGCGACCCATGAATGCGTAGCTGGATGAAGAAGAAGTGATCGCCCGATGTTTCATGTGGTCCCCATTGTGGGAGGCGGCTAGCGTCCAAATGCGACACATTCGCAGCCTTACACCTCAACCTGTCTGACACTGGTTCAGGCAATTCTGATGCCCGTCCATCGATAACTCATTTTCGAATGTAAGTTCTGTGTGGTGTCACAAGAGGAGACGCTGTTAACATTGATTCAAGAAAACCCAACATTTGTTTAGGGTGTCATCTATGAGCCTGTATGAAGCAATTGAGATGACGTTTCTTCAGTTGGTTAAAAGTGGTCAGATTCCCGCAAGGCTACACCTTACTGAAGAAGGCCTGACCGCCCTCATCAACGACCGAACGTTAGGCGCATCCTGGACGCCCAGCATTCCTGACTTCTGGGACCAAAGGGTGCTTGGTCTGCCTCTCGCCAAAGCTGCTATCCACAACGCATTGCAAGTCGAGGACCGATTGGTCGTCATCAAGTGGTCACCAGAAGAGCAATAAATTTGCACTTTTGTTAGGTCTCATGAAAATGAGGAGACACGACGTGAAATCGATCAAGCATAGGGATTAGGCTTAGGAAGCCCAGGTCTGGCGCACGTATGATGCCTGTCAAATGCTTGACGACACTCCGCCGCTATCACTCGAAACCCCGTTGGGCGACCTACTCCCCCTCCGAGTAAAAGCCCTTCTTCAAAGACATGGAGTCCACACAGTAGAGGATGTGCGCAAGGCCTACCCGCATCAACTGCTCAAGATGCGGGGTATGGGGATGCTACGGTTCAAGCAGATCGAAGCAGCCTTCTTTCCGGGCGAGGCTTTCACACCCAAAAGGGTCTACTCTCCGGTTCGACACGTCAAAGGCTCATCTCTAAACGGCATGCTTTCCCCGGCCGCTGTACGCGCTCTGGCGCGCGGGGGGATCACTACTGTGGATCAACTGCTTGCTGCGCAGCGAAAGGACCTGATGAACATCAAAGGCCTTGGCGCGCTCAAGCTTCGGGAGATCGAGAGCGTTTTCTCGCGAATCACCGACTGAGCAAAGACTCGGCGACAGGTTGTAAGTTGATGTAAGGGAAATGCTGATAGCATGCTTCTTTTAGCTGGTGCCCCCTCTGAATACATCCTCTGCAGGATGCCTAGAGGTCACATTAGGAGTATTTATGGAGGATGCTGAAATCAATCGTCTGTTGAGTATCGGCAAACATATATCGAACCCTAGAGCACGCAGGATTGAGAAGAGGGGGTCTATCCAGGTCAACTATGAAGCTGTCGCAAGTAGCGGTGAACAATTCAGGGTGTATGTTCGCCAAAACATGCGGATTCCAGATGGATTCTCATGTGGGCTGTTGTATGTGCCTGTTAGCGGTGAAACGGTAACCCTGGCGAGGTACAACGGAAGCGACCATGAGCACACCAACCCCCTGGAGAGCGGCAGCGCCATACGTTTTAAATGCCATATCCATCGAGCCACGGCTCGGTACATTGAGGCGGGACGAAAGGCGGAGCACTTTGCCGAGACGACCGAGCGCTATCGTGAACTAGAAGGTGCGCTTCAGGCGCTTTTGCATGACTGCAACATCACTGGCCTCGAAGATCCTACAATGGAACCAGACCCACAAATGGCACTACTGTGAACGAGACTGTTGAGACGATCCGCGAAGCTTTGTGCGCGACTTTTTGCAAAAATGTCGCGGTGGCGGAGCGTGCTGGCTTGACGTTCGTTTCCCTGCCCATCCCCGGGCGAGATGGCGATCACCTAACTGCGTATGTCGAGCCTCTAACTGCGGGGTGGAGGATCTCTGATCAGGGGGCTACTCTCATGCGTCTCAGTTATGAGAATGATCTTAGCCGGCTCCTTTCGGGAGCGCGTGAGCGCCTGTACCTCGCGATTCTAGAGGAAAGCGGCCTTAAAGAAGACGATGGCGAACTCTTCACCGAGGTAGCATTGGATGGATTGGTAACTGGCCTTTTTGCGCTTGCACAAGGCGTGCTTCGAGTCGAGGACCTAGGCTTGTGGACCAGAACTCGTGTTGAGAGTACGTTCTCAGATGATCTGCGTACCTTGCTACGCTCCATTGTTGGGGCCGAAGAATTGATTGAAAACTACGAAGTTCCAGGTCTCCCTAACGCCGAAAGCTATCCCGTAGACTTCTGTATTAAAACGTCGGGCGTGCCGTTGTATATCTTTGGGATCCAGAACAAAGACAAGGCTCGACTCACCACCATCATATTGCAGCATCTTGCTAAGCATCAGCAGGATTTCAATTCAATGGTTGTATATTCCGATGTTGATGAGATTCCAAAGGCTGATACCAAACGATTAATGAATGCTGCAAATGATGCTGTTGCTAGCATTGACGATGCAGATGTGATTAGATCTAAGATAACTCATCGCCTTAGAGCTTAATAAAGCCACCTCCGGGTGGCTTTTCTTTTGCCTGGTCGCCGGATCTCCATGCTTAAACGATTTTTTAGGAGCACGCAATCAGTGGTATCACCTACATCTACGCATTCAAATAGATACTGTTAATACTTGTACCAATGATGCAAAATAACAAAGATATTTAACAAATTTCAGAGGAGAGTGGGTGATGACAAACAAAGTGAAGCATCTGCAATGGCTTGTTGGATTGTCTGCAGCAATCTCAGTTGGGCACTCCATGGCTGCAAACCAATGCATAACGACTGCAGGAACGTACGGAGCCGTCACCGTTACTGAGTCGGCAGGTTGTTCTGAACCCGGTTTTAACCCGTTTACCTACGAAGGAATGGACGGGTTTGGTCTGGGAACAAATACGGCTAACACCTCAGGTGTTGTATGTACCATCGGTTTCGATCATCCAATTCGTACCTCGTCCATTTCTATTGATATGAATGGACATAACCCTGGTGATGACACATCGTTTTCAACTAGCTCGGGCCTTTACTCACCTGTTGCTGCTGACCTCAATCCGACTCCGTTGCCAACCAGTACCACTGCCCCGGATCCGCTGGAAGTATCCGGCAATTTGATTGTCACAAGAGGGTTTGGATCAGGTACTTTCCGATTCACGAACTCGCCTCCGGAAACCACAACGTCTCTCACCATAAACCACGCAAGTCAAGGAGCCGGAACTTTCATCCGAGTTTGCTTCGACGATGCAGATGTGAGCCCTCCTGTGCTCACGGACGACAGCTTCACCGTATCCCGCAGTACTCCCACTTCTTTGGACGTTCTGCCAAATGACGAAGCAGGTGTGACGCTTGATACTTCATTCGCCTTGACGCTCTCAAATGCTGCGGCAGGAGCGCTCGCCTACTCGGGTGGTCAGATTCAGTTCACGCCGACAAGCGCCTTCACAGCACCTGCGACCTTCCAGTATCAAGCATGCAACGCAGCTTCAGTCTGCGCCATTGCCACCGTCACGCTTACTCCGCAAGCGATTGTGCCGTCTGCACCTACCCCAGTGCCAGGCTTAGGCGCCATCGGGCTGCTGGCTCTAACTCCAATGATTGGCTTGGCTGGCATAGCGGGCTTCTCCAGACGCCGCAAGCAGTGACAAGCAACCGCCTCCTGGCGGTTTTTGCTTGTTGTTGCTACAAATGACAAGGCCCCGCTTGTACGGGGCCCTGTGCAACGTGAGTCACCTATCAAGCATGTGAAGGCAAAAGGTCTACCCCTTCACTTTCGAATTTGTCGACGGCAGTATTTAAGGCCTGAAACAGCGAATCCACCGTGCGCTTGTCGCGCAGCTGTCGGGTGGAGCCGCTCACTTCAAATGCATCTTGCGCGCCGTACAAATACGCCACCTTGAACAGCTTAATTTGTTCCGAGGTGAGTTTGGCTAGCTGTTTGACAGCCAACACACTCTTTTGCTTTGCCATCTCAATACCTCCTTCGACCGGTGGTCGAATAACCAAAAGGACATCACGAGGACTGATTGTCGTTCAGATCGATGTCGAAAGAAGGAGTCGTAGAGCTTGTCTGACACTGAGGGCAGGCATGAAAGGAACCAGACCCTTATCGCCTAGTAAGAAGCTGGGAGGGCGAGCCACCCAACGACTGGCAGAGGTGAGGATAGCCCGCATTGACTAACTGACGAGCGAGTTGCTTTTGACGATCTACGCGGCCAGATCTTGAGAAGGCACAGTTCCCTGCTTCACATAGATCTCGAATGGTCCGACGGTTAGGCGGTCTCCTTCATAGAGGACCCGCCGTTTGGTCCTCAACCCGTCCATAAAAATGCCGTTTGAGCTTTGGTGATCTTCTACCACCAAAACGCCGGAACACAATAAGAACGCTCCATGGTGTCTGCTCACCGTTGGATCATCAAGGCAAATCTCGCTGCCCGTATACCGACCAAAGGTGGTGAAGGACTCTTGCAGCGTGTAGGAACGAAGCATCATTGATGCCTCATAAGTCACAACAATTTCTGGGAACATTTCGCTACCAATGGTAAATAACTAACAAAGAAACCAGATGATCTATGAGATCTCGAGGAATTTCAATGCTAATGGACCATCCTTATCGATAGCTTAAGTGCAAAAAAGCAAACCTGGTGGAGGGCATCATCACCGAGCTTTGAGGACATCGCCTCCACCCTCGAAGAGCTCCCCGGCTCTGTTCGCATTAGGCAAGCACCGATTTTGGGAGCTACTTGGAACACCTTCCAACGACCCGTTGCTGATACGCCTCCGTAGTCTGTAGCCCCCCCTAATCCACCGCCTCATGGCGGTTTTTTGTTGCCTGGGTATGCCTCTCTCAACGAGGTGCTACCAGCTTTTCGCCCCCTTCAAAGATGATTTCCCAGGGTGTGAATTTGGTCGTGTACTTTCCTTCTTCGAGGTTCCACATGGCACGCTGCTCGCTAATAAATTCGTTGTACTTCCGGCTGCCCGTCCATTTGATTGAGGCTCCAGGAGCTATCGATTCACTGGCTGCAAAGTTGGTAGAAGCAATCGTTTTCTCGAAAACATCAATGAAGTCGATTTCACCGGAAACACCAATGATTTTCTTGGCGGACTTGTTCTCTATGCCGACCACAAAGAGTTGCTCGTCTTGATAGCGCCCAGCCCTGTAGTCGCTTCGCAATTGCTTTTTGGACAGCAAAGCTACCGTCACTGCCTCATTGATGCGCTTCTGTGCATCGAGCGCTTCCTTGGCCAACCTCTCCTTGAGTGCTTGTTCTTCAGCCGCCTTTAGCCGTTGCTCTTCAGCCCACTTCTTCTGCTCTGCAATCGCCTCGCCAATTGTCATTCCAAAAGGGATCCCTTCCCCCTTGCCAAAGGCTTGGCCTACTTTCGCCCTCATCACAAAGGCTGCCAAGAGTTTGCGGTCGTCCTCAGGTAACTTTTTAGCGGCAGGGGCAAGCTCCGAGTCCCATTTGCTCATGTCGCTTGGAATCACCGTGTCCGTGGGCTTGCTGCAGCCCACAACCAAAACAACCGCTGCGAGCGTACAAATGAGACGAGTTGACACGAGACCTCCTGGAAACTGATCGGGCAATCATAACTCGTTACATCCAGGCATCTCACTACATACATGCACCGTCAAGCCCTGCACTAAGCCTCTCCTCATTCTTCATTCCCATAGACCGCTGTTCTGCTCTGGAGGACGGGTGAGCATGGGGAAAATTGCACGTTTGCGCTTAACCTCGCTAAAATTCTCGCTTAATTTCGCTTGACTATATTTAAGCATATCGCTTAAGATTCACCCATCGCAGCAACAAACGCGAAACGACCTAAGGGGTAGCGAACCGGCCCCTGAACCGACTCGATGCAAGAGGAAGGTCTAGCTCCAGTGGAGCGCAGCGTGCAGCGATAGCGAAGTGCAGTGTTAGACAGCGCGGAGCTAACCGCTATGACCCGGGGACGGCCCACGTTCCGGCGAGTGCGAAGGGTGGAGGATTGGCTACCGCAATAGGCCAAGTGCTGGGACCGCTTCGGCGGGTTAGATCAGCCAACCCCGGTTAAGCCGGGGGAGAAATCAAGAGGGTTCTAGCAGTGAGAGCCCTGCTGATTTCTGGGGCTCAATATGGATGCAATCAACGACCAGCTGGCCTGGTTCCTCATCTGGTTCGCGATTGGTTTTGTGATCGGCGGCGGCTTTGGCTGGCCTTATCGACGCTAGCTGGGCGCCTCATCTGCCTCGACGCTTCCATGCGGAGTTTGCGTACATCCCCCGATCAAGAGCCTTGGTCAACGACAACGCTGCAGCAAGCCAGACCTGAGCCTTGAAAAGCCACCAGGGCACATCTGAGCGTGGCGTAACAAGAGCCGCACTCACCACTGAAGCAAGAAAGATCAGGATGAAAGGCCAAGACAAAAACACCAGATACAGAGCGCGTGAGCGTCTCCGGATTGCGCAGCGAATCACTTTCTTAGCCATCGCAGGAGCCTGGAGCGTGGACTTCTTCTTGAAGCCGACTGCTGCATTGGCCTTGTCCTTAAACCTGCTGATTCTGGCTCTGATCATTGCTGCACTCGCACTCCAGGTGGCGTTGATGCGCAAATAGTAGCAGTCAGATACGCCACCGAGCAATCGGCGCTCCCCTCTGGACGTCATCAGAGGGAAATCACAAGGCGCTTCAACCGAGGCGCCTTTTGCTTTTTCAAGAATCACCACAAACACACTCCAGCACTACCACGCTGGATTTGCCGCCTTCGGGCGGTTTTTTATATTGAAGGCTTCAATGCTTACTTTCGTGAACTACCTTGGTCAGGCAGTAAGCACTGCGCCTGTAGCCAAGTCGAAATCCAAGGCTGTTGACCTTGATCCGTATCACAAGGGGTGGCGCGTCGTGGGCCTTCCGCCTGGCGCAGTTGAGGAGGCGGAGCAAGAGCATAAGAAGAAGTCATTTGAAGCCAGGGCCGCTGGAAAAACAGTCCTTGACTTCAATCCGCTTGAGTGGATGCAGAAGGCGCGGCGGAAGGCTGTGCGCAGCAAGCCTTATTCGATCCATGACGCTGCCGCTCAGTGCGCCGAGCTTGCAGAGAAGGCCGGGTGGACCAGGGTCGAAATCATGGAGATTCGCAAAGGAGAAGCACCATGAGTGACTTGTCCAACATGGAGCGCTTGGCAGAGGCTCAGCATCGGCATGACGCCAGGGGCGAGCTGGAGCTGCCATGGCGCCTCCAGCCACCACCCAGCGCACAGGAAGAAGTCGAGTGCCTGCAGGGCAAGATTGATGCCCTGATCGCGAAGGTCCTGGCCGAGGCCAGCAAGTTCGACCAGGTCATTCCCGGCAGCGGTGACGAGCTGCGCAGGGCCTGCGACCAGGCCGAGGAGTAATCGCCATGCTCCAAGAACACATCAACGCCCCCTACCTCCGGGCCCTGGCAGACGGCCAGCAAATCTATGCAAAGCGCCCAGGTGACGAAGACTTTGAGCCGCTCACCTGCACATCAACTACTGCCTTCCATGCCCTGCTCCTGCCCACTTCTGGCCAGCTGAGTGCATGGGAATTCAAGATCGAGGGGATTGAAGATGACGAGCAGGAAGCTTAAGCCTACGGCCGGCCCCTGGACGCCCCGCAGGTTGGCAAATTACGCCGATCCCGGCTGGGTGATTCTTTGGCCCGACAAGGGCGGATCGCATTTGCGCCGGCTTGATTCAAGCGGCAACTTCATTGAAGAAGATGCTCGCCTCATCGCCGAAGCCGGAACCGTTTTCCACGAGTGCGGCCTGAGCCCTCGGGAGCTGCTGGACAAGAACCAGGATTACAAGGCGCAAAACGCTCGGCTTACGGTCGCATTGCGCAACCTTTGCAAGCACTTCCCCACTGATGCCGACATGGCTGAACTTGGGTGGGAGGTTGAATACGTAGAAACAGCCTGCCAAGCTTACGACACGGCTCGCGCAGTACTCGCCACGCAAAAGGAGTAGCAATCATGAAGCCTTACGTTATCTCAATCAACGGTCAAGACGAAGAACACGAGTTCGCCGACGACTGGCAGGCCTGGAGCTTCGTTCTCTCCCAAGACGACGGCAGTCCAATGAAAGTGAGGGTTTTGCAGCTATGACCACCACCCCCATGCTGACCATGCCAACCCGAGTACTGTGCCCCGAGCAAGACCAGAAGCTCAGCCGCTACGTGCCGGCCGTCGCGACCAATGTGAGCAAGACATTCGAGAAATTCCGCCGGCTGCAATCGATTCAACTCAAGAAAGACTACAAGCCTTGAGAGCCCTCTTCCACCTCTTCCTCTGGAGCGCCATAACGGCGCTCTCTTTTTTTGCGGCAGCCATTCTTTCCGCAACGGCCCGCGTTTTCTGATTTCCGCTCAGCACCACCAAAACCATGACCACTTCACAAACCAACAACCAGTTGACACCGCGCCAAAATACGCAGGTCGACTTGTCGCCCCAGACCTTCGAACAGGCGCTGACCTTTGCGCAGTACCTTTCCGACAGCAACATGGTGCCCAAGGACTTCCAGGGCAAGCCAGCGAACTGCCTGATCGCCATGCAATGGGGCACGGAGCTCGGGATGAAACCACTGCAGGCGATCCAGAACATTGCGGTGATCAATGGCCGCCCTGCTCTCTGGGGCGATGCTGTCATCGCTCTGGTGCTCGCCAGCCCGATGTGCGATTACGTCACGGAAGAGGATGACGGTAATACCGCCATCTGCCGGGTGCGGCGCAAGGGCGGCGCTGAGCAGGTCCGCTCCTTCAGCATGGAAGATGCTCGCATGGCGGGCCTGGCTGGCAAGCAAGGGCCCTGGACGCAGTACCCAAAGCGCATGCGCCAACTGCGCGCCCGAGCTTTCGCACTGCGCGATGTCTTCCCCGATGTGCTGCGTGGCATGGCCGTAGCCGAGGAGTTGCAGGACATGGAGACTGCAGGCAAACCACCGGTCAACAAGCACATGGGCCAGGCCGAAGAGGTCAAACAGGACTATCCGCAGGCCGACTTCGACGCCAAGCTCGCCGAATGGAAGAAGCAACTGGACAAGGGTGTTCCTGCCGAGCGTCTGATCCAGTTCGTGCATTCCAAAAATGCCAGCTACACCCTCACGGAATCGCAGCAGAAAACCTTGGTCTATTACAAGCCGGTGGCTCCTACTGCCAACCCAGCAGCGCAGAAGGAGGAGATCATCGACGTACAGCCCAAGAGCGCGCCAGCCGCCGACGCACCGACGCTGACCCCTGAGAAGCTGGAAGCCGATATGACAGCCGCCACCGACTTGGACAAGCTCTACGAGCTGGGCAGTCTGCTCGATGCAATCCCCGACGAAGCGCAGCGCCTGCGCCTGAACGAAGTTTTCGACGCTCGCGTGGCCGAGCTGGAAGGTCAATAAATGGAAATCGTGAATCTCACACAAGGCACGCCGGCATGGCACGCGCACCGGGCCGCCCACTTCAACGCCAGTGACGCGCCGGCGATGATGGGCTGCAGCAGCTACATCTCGCGCTCGGAACTGATCCAGCGCCTAGCCACCGGCATCGTGCCGGAGGTGGATGCGGTCACACAGCGCCGCTTTGACGCTGGGCACCAGTTTGAGGAACTGGCCCGGCCAATCGCCGAGAAGCTTGTGGGTGAAGAGCTGGCACCCCTGGTGGGCGTCAACGGCAAGAACAGCGCGAGCTTTGACGGCCTGACCCTGATGGGCGAGACGGCGTGGGAGCACAAGAGCTTGAACGACCGGCTGCGCGATGCAATGACGCCCAGCGCCACGGGCGCCGACCTGCCGCTGGAGTACCAGGTGCAAATGGAGCACCAGGCCATGGTCGCTGAAACTGTGGAGCGCACGCTGTTCCTGGCCAGCAAGTGGGTGGTGAACAGAAGCACAGGCGAATGGGAGTGCGAAGAGCAGCGCAGCTGCTGGTACACGCCGAACCCTGTACTGCGCGCCAAGATCGTGGCCGGGTGGGCACAGCTGGAACAAGAGGTCGTCGCGTACCAGCCAGAGGCCGAAGCACCCAAGCCCGCGCCTGAGGCAAAGCTGCGCGACGCCCTGCCCGCGCTACGCCTGGATGCGAAGGGCGAGATCACCACCAGCAACCTGGATGAATTCAAGGCCGGCGCGCTGGCACGCATCAACAGCATCAACACGGTGCTGGAGACCGACCAGCAGTTTGCGGAGGCAGACGACGATGCCAAGTGGTTGCGCGGTGTCGCAGACGCTATGAAGCAAGCTGGCAAGCGAGTTCGCGCTAACATGCAAAGCGTGGACGAAGCGCTGACGGTACTCGAGCAACTGGACAAGATCGCCACGAGCAAGGCACTCGATTTGGAAAAGCGCGTCAAGTCCGAGAAGGATGCGCGCAAACAGTCTTTGGTGCTGCAGGCCCAGCTGGATTTGGACAGCCATACCGCCGCGCTCAACCAGCGGCTCGGCACCAACTGGCTGCCACGCCTGGCAGGCGGATTCGCTGAAGTGATCAAAGGCCTGAAATCGCTCGACAGCATGCGCGACAAAGTGGCGGTGGCGCTGACCAATGCCAAGGTGGACGCGAATACGCTGGCCGACCAGCTTGAGGCCAACCGCAAGCACCTGGTGCAGGACAGCGGCGACTGGATCACCCTCTTCCCCGACTTCGCCAACGTCGGCGTTAAGGCCTCCGAAGACTTTCAGGCGCTGGCCGCCCTGCGCATTGGACAGCATCAGGCGGCGGAGGCCAAAAAACTGGAGATGCAACGGGAGCGCATCCGCGCAGAAGAGCAAGCGAAAGCACAAGCCGATGTTGCTGATGAACGCAAGCGTATTCAGGAGCAGAGCCTGAACGCGCAGGCTGATATTAGCCAGGCAGTGCAGGCCGGCACGCTGGCGGCGACTTTGGCAGACGACCTAGCTCACTTAGCCGCCAGCAATGCGGCCGAGGCTATCGCCGGAATTGATGCCAAACATGTGATCAGCACAGTTCAGGCCCGCTCATTCAAAAGCGCAGACGACGGCATCCGCGTCTCTTTGGGGCAGATCAAGGCCTTGATCGCGCCCCTGAGCATCGACGCCGCCGGTCTTGAGCAGCTGGGCTTTCCGCATGTGGCCACCGACAAGGCAAAGCGCCTGTATCGCGCGTGCGATTTGCCGGCAATCCGTGAAGCCATGGTCCAGCACCTGGCTGGCCTGGGGCTCGAACTGCCATTAGCAGTCTAAGCACTCCCCCATTTCCAGGCCCGCCAACATGCGGGCCTGCTGCATTTCTGGAACACCCATGTTTAAAAATCTGATCATTTACCGCATTTCCGAATCCTGGCAGCCCGACCTGCTGCAACTCGACCAGGCCCTGGCCAAGCAGCAATTTGAGGCGTGTGGCGCCACGCAAGAGCAGTCCACCGGCTGGGTTCGGCCACGCGGCGAAGAGCACGGCGCCATGGTCGAATCGGTGGGCGGCCACTGGTTCCTCCGGCTGATGAGCGAGAGCAAGATGCTGCCGGCCAGCGTGCTCAGCCGCAAGCTTGATGAGAAGGTGGCCCACATCGAGGAAGCCGAAGGCCGCAAGCCTGGCCGGAAGGAACGCCAGGAGCTGAAGGACGATTGCAAGCTGGAACTGCTTCCCATGGCCTTCACCAAGCAGGCGGGCACCTGGGTATGGATTGACCCTGCCGCGCGCCTGCTGGTGATCGACGCCAGGGCGCAGGGCCGGGCCGACACAGTGGTGACCATGCTGGTGGAGGCCTCGCCCGGTTTTGCCGTGGCGCTGATCGACACCCAGAACAGCCCTCAAGGTGCGATGGCCGCCTGGCTGCACAGCTACGACGCGCCGGCGGGCTTCAGCATCGATCAGGAGTGCGAGCTCAAGGGCTCCGACGAAGCGAAAGCGGTCGTGCGCTACGGCCGCCACCCACTGGGCATTGACGAGGTCCGCGAGCACATCGACCAGGGCAAGCTGCCCACCAAGCTGGCCTTGACCTGGGATGACCGGGTGAGCTTCGTGCTCACCGAAGGCATGCAACTCAAAAAGGTGGAGCTACTGGGCGTGGTGCTGGAAGACAAGCCCGACGAGAACGGCTTCGATGCTGATGTGGCCATCGCCACCGGCGAGCTGTCGCAGCTAATCCCCGATCTGATCGACGCGCTGGGCGGCGAAGGCCGCACCGAGCTGGGAGCCCAGCAATGACGCAGCCCGTCCTAACCCAGCCGCCTAAGCGCTGCGGCAGCTGCGGCGCGCCCGTGGAGCGCGAACCTGCTCCAGGTGAAGGCCTACCATGCGGGCATTGACTATTACAGCCATTTCCGGGGTCCGCTTCTGGCGCGCCAATCCGGGTAACCCAGCCGCCCGCCAGGCCGTCAAAACGGCTTGCTACCGGGCATTTGCTCGCTCTCGCATGGGAATGACTATGCTGCGCGCGTTAAAGCAGGTGCATCGAGTCAAGACCGTGGAGCGCCTGCACACCGAGAACGCCAGCTACGCCGCGCGCCAAGATACCGACGCGCTTTTCTACATGATCGGCGTGCGCGACCAGCTGCTGGGCGGCCAGGGCGATGAAAGGGCCATCAGCCTGCTGCACAGCTGGCTGGGACACATGCTGCACATTGCGATGGAGCGTGCCAAGAAGCTGCCGCACGGCACCGTCGCCTATCTGGAGTTGCGCCAGAACAGCTTTGTGCGGCTGTGCCGTGGCCGCCGGGCGCTCAACAGCGCACACCTTCGCTGGCTTGAGACGAAGCGTGTGGGCGTCACCGGGCCCGAGCGGGGCCTGTTCCTGCAGGGCTTTGATGAGGCGTGCCTCATCAGCAAGCACTCCAGCCGCAAGGAGGTGCGTGCGGCATTTGCCTTCGCTGACCGACAAGCCAAAGCCAAGGGCTACCGGGTAACGCAGGCCGACTACAGGGTGTAACCCGTCACTGCCCCCAGGGCCCCTATTCACAGCCCGCCCTGAGCAATCGAGGCGGGCTTTTCTCATTCACCTCATGGCTGCCTACTACAACGAGATAGAGCCGTATGCAGCCCAATGGCTGCGCAACCTCATCGCTGCGGGCCACATCGCTCCGGGTGATGTGGACGAAAGGAGTATTGAAGATGTTCACCCCGATGACCTCAAGCCCTACACCCAGTGCCACTTCTTCGCAGGCGTTGGTGTTTGGTCCTACGCCTTGCGCGCCGCAGGCTGGACAGATGACCGACCTGTTTGGACCGGTTCCTGTCCGTGTCAACCTTTCTCCGAGGCAGGCCAAGGAGCTGGGTTTGCTGACGAGCGGCACCTATGGCCGCACTTCCACTGGCTCATTCAAGAGCGAAAGCCTACAACGGTCCTTGGAGAACAAGTTGCAAGCAAGGATGCAGACCCTTGGCTCGACCTTGTACACACTGACATGGAAGCCCTGGGTTATGGCTTCGGGGCGGTTGCGTTCCCGTCTGCGGGCGTCGGTGCGCCGCACATCCGCGACCGAACCTACTGGCTGGCCTACTCCTCGGGCGAACGACGTAACGGGAGACAAGACACCCCCAGGCCGCGAGGGCGGGTTGGCTTTGAAGCAAGCGGTGCTGCTGGCGGGCTGGGGCACGCCGACAGCTACGACACCGGGCGGTACTGCAGAAATGGCACTGGATCGGAAGCGACAGGCAGTTGCCGCAGGGCACTCCATGGGTATCAGTGTGACTGCGTTGACATGGCAAGCCCAGTTGGCCACCCCAGTGCGACTAACGGCTTCTGGCGAGCTGCTGATTGGCTCCTCTGCAGGGATGGCAAGTGGCGGCCAGTTGAACCCGGCGCATTCCCGCTGGTTGATGGCTCTCCCGCCCGAGTGGGACGCCTGCGCGCCTATGGCAACGCCATCAATGCGAAAGCCGCGCAAACCTTCATCGAAGCAGCAATGAGCTGCATCCCATAGATTCCTAGCCCGCCCTGAGCGGGCATTTCCATTTCTGGAGCCCCAATGTCTGAAACCACCACGTCCGTTCCCCTCAAGACTGCAGCATGCTCAGCGACTTGGGATCTGATCGAGCAGCTTGTGCAGTTGGAAAGCAGCAAAAACCGACTGCACCTCGAATACATGGGCAAGGCCATGCCGGCCGACGTGTATTTGCGCTTCCAGAATCTGCGCGACGAACGTATCCCGGCACTGCAGGCACAGCTTCGCGCCGATCTGGCCGGACCGTCGAGAGTTTGCGATTCCATGCAAACTGGCGACTCCTGCAAACCGAATGCCGCTGTTACAGGTGCGCCGGATCAGCCGCCTGTTGAATTCGCACGTGCATATGCAGATCAGCTCATGTTGCGCTGCTTGGTGCCCGTCGAACCAACACCCCAGGCCCAGCCCGCAGATGCGCTGGATGCGGACCAGCCAGAACCCGCAGACCTCTGGTATCTGCAGGACACGCGCGGCTATGTCGGCAACGATGTGCTGTGGTGGGCAAAGGATGGCAACGGGTACACGACTGACATCAGCAAGGCTCACGCCTACACCCGCGACGAAGCATTTCAGCAGGCAGCCATGCGCGGCACTAATCGCGCCTGGCCCAAGGCCTACATAGACGGCAAGACACGGCCTGCTGTGGACATGCAGTACATCGACCATCAGGCCGCCATGGCTGCAGCCCAGGAAGGCGGCAATGTCTCAGCCGGAAAGGATGGTGCAGCATGAGCCTACGCACAATCGGGAGCCTTGTCGGCGCAGCGAATGGCGCAAAAGATCTGCATTCCATGGCTGCTAATTTTTTAGGCAACTTTCGCAGACATGCGAATGGAGTTAACGGCGTCACCATCACAAGTGAGCCCTTTGTAGTGGCAGTGGTGGGTGTAGCCGGGACTTCAGATTCTCCGCGCCTAACTTTCGCGCTCATCTGGACTGAGAGATCTTCTTGGCAAGTCACTGACTATTTATCCCCAGACGACGACGCATTCATCGAAGGATGGGGGGCTGATAACTCCTGTGGCTTTCACATCGAATCGTCAGAAAGTCAGAAAGAGCAGCGGGTCGAGGTGTTGGCCGCGCATCTTCTGATGACCAATGACAAACAGGTGGAAATGCTCAAAAACTGGAAGGCCAGCCACGACGCCAAGATAAAAGAGCACCGTCGTCTAGAGCACATCAAATGCTTGGAAAACCAGATTGGGGCACTCCGCGAACAAGGCAATGCTCAGCGCGCCCAACAGAGGGAGGGCCAGCCCGCCCAGGACCAACCACAGAAGGACAGCAACCAATGACAGCAACACTTGCCAAAGGCGCGGACCTCACGCCAGAAACCTGGGCCGACTTCGTGGCGCGCCTGCATCATGACTGCGTGGGCGAAGGCGTGCGCGATCACTGCACTGCAGACGCCACTTTCTTGGTGCAAAAACGCATTTTCCACATAGTCCCCGAAGAACATGCCGAAGGTCGGAGGATTGGTTGCGATGGAGAGAGCGAGTCTCCTGAGGAATTCTTTGAAGGTTTGAGCGAGGAGCAACAAGCGGCGCTGAATACCGCAACAGGTGGCTGCTTCGTTGCCTCCGATAACTACGACATGGAAGCGGCTCTAAAAGAGCATCACCCGGATGCAACACTTTGGCACTACACCACGGGATGGGAATTCGTTTGCCAGCATTTCACCAAAGATGCGGCAGAAGCATTCATTGCCCGTAAAAAACATGACTACCGCGATGGCCTGCGCGTCTTTGTCGACTGCACCTATTACTCCTGGGAATTAAACACCATCAAGGCCGCGATTTTGTCAGGCCAGATCGCCTTCATCAACGCCGAGACAGCCCAGTCCAAGAAGGAGGACTGAGATGCGACTGAGAACCGCCCTGAACCATCTGCAGCTGGTGTTGCACTCTGCAGAAGCGGCAGAGGAACGGCTGCAGAAGCGATATGGACCTGCCATGCCTCGCTCGGCCCGCGCATTCGATAAGCGAACGATCGAGGCACTGCGCCTGATATTGAACAAGCCCGCCACCAAGGATGCACCGTGACCACACTGCACCTTCCGCTCAAACGCGAATACTTCGAGGCCATCCGCGACGGCACCAAGACCGAGGAATTCAGGCTATGCACACCGCACTGGGCCAAGCGCCTGGAAGGCCGCACCTACGACGAGATCGTGCTGACACTGGGCTATCCCGCCAGAGACGACACCGCCCGGCGCCTGGTGCGCCCCTGGCGCGGATACACCATCAAAACCATCACCCACCCGCACTTTGGACCTTTACCGGTGCAGGTTTACGCCATCGATGTGAGGGAAACATGACCGACAAGACAGAAGCACAGCCCGAAGCGCTGCGGCTGGCCGCCCGCCTGGACTGCGATGCAACAAATGCAGACATGGGCCGCAAGCCCATTGCATGTACCCGTCGAAGGGCCGCCGCCGAACTGCGCCGCCTGCACGCTGAGATACAGCAGCTCAAGGCCCAGCTATCAGCGCGGCAGGCTGCGCCGGAGGGGTGGCGCCTTGTGCCCGTGGATTTTGTGCGCGGCTTCGGCAACCTGGCTCATAACTACTCGCTGCAGGCGATTGCGCCGGATTACTACTGGGGTAATGAGCGCTCTGCATTCACTGACGCGTACGCACGCTGCGGCCATGACCTGGCAGAGCTAAAGGCGCTGCTCTCAGCCGCCCCTCCCCCACCTGAGCGGGAGCCGCAGAAAGGAGAAACCAATGATTGAAGTCGGGTGGATGGTGATCACCTCACAAGGGCCGATGTTCTGGCCGCCAAGCGACCACGCCGAAGCGGAGACCTATTGCGAGGATGGGGCGGAGCCGGTGCTACTGCTAGCCAACCAATCAGCAATTAATGCGCATGAAGTCGCTCAGAGTGTCACATGACCACCAAACGCTCCCGCAAATGGGGTGACAAACGAGCACCCCTCCCCGAACAAGACGAACCTGAGCCCCGCAACTGCGGGGTCTTTTTTTGCATGGAGGATCTTCAATGAACACGGCATTTCTGCTCATGGCTCAGTACAACGCCATGGCGGTGATTCCGCTCGATCAGGTGGTCAAGGACTACTTCCCGCATTTGGGAACGCAAAAGTTCCTGCGCAAGATCGCGACGGGCGAAATTCGCCTTCCCCTCACCCGCATCGAGCCCAACTCGCAAAAGGGGGCCAAAGGGGTCCATCTCACAGATTTGGCCACCTACATTGACGCTCAACGCGCAGCCGGCGTTAAGGAATCGAAGCAACTAAATGGCGAACGGGTGCAACAATAA